GAAGCTGCTGTTGCTTTCCGTGACTTCTGTGAGAAGTACGAGAGTCAAGTTCTGATCGAGGATATTCTTGATAAAGGTGAATTAGAAAAGGTCGCAGAGTTCACTATCAATGACCATTCTGCAATGGTTGAGAAGATGGAAGCCGCAGGCACCTTCGAAGATATCTTGACTGAAAACCAGGTCCAGAACTTGGTCAACTACTTTGTCTCTATTCCAAGTGAATGTGCAATGAAGTTATTTACTCTTGTTGGTCAGTCAGGTGAGAACGGTCAACAGAACGTTATTCAGATGCATGGTGCTCACACTGCTGATGGTGTGAAATGTTCAGACATCATTGTCGAGCTTATCACTGGTAAACGACCTCAGAACGACTAATCCTTTCCTTGTCCCTTGCTAGGTTTCTCTCTCACAACCAACTTTCCTACCTAGCAAGGGACTTTCTTTCTTTTTTTACTTGACTTATGCCCCAAGCTTTGCTATATTATACATGTAGTGAGGAGATGAAATGACTTTCGATTTAAATAGACATACTGCTCGGCTCCTAAAACAAGAGCCTTTCTTTGCAGCACTATCTAGAAAGATAGATAAACGGGCTTCAACAGCCATTCCAACAGCAGGTGTAAGGGTAAATCCTGACTCTGGTCAGTTTGAAATGCTCTATAACCCCCAATTCTTTGAAGAATTAAGTGATAATCACCGAACTGGTGTCCTTATGCACGAGTTCTACCACTTGGTCTTCGAACACGTTACTGGTCGATTACCCTCAGAAGGGATGTCCAAGATTTGGAACGTCGCAACTGACTTGGCTATTAACTCTCACCTTATCGGCAAGCTACCAGACAAAGCTCTTATTCCTGGTGGCAAACACTTCGAGGACTTTCCTGTTGGCAAGTCTGCTGAACACTACCTTGAGTTGCTTAAGCAAAAGCAACAAGAACAAGAAGAGTCTGGTGAAGGTCAGCCTGGCGAGGGTGAAGGATATGAAACCCTTGATGACCATTCTGGTTGGTCCGCTGGCGAGGATAGTGAAGTAGATAACACAGCTAATGAGATTGCTAAAGAACGTTTAAAAGAAGCTGTCAAGAAAGCAGTAGAAGAAGCAAGTCGCTCTAACAGTTGGGGTTCAGTCTCACAAGGCATTCGTCAAGACATTATTGATTCAGTGACTACTAAGGTTTGCTGGCGTAAAGTCCTTCGCTACTTTATCAAAACAAGTCAGAAGGCTAACAAGCGGTCTACAATCAAACGAATCAACAGACGCTACGCCTATGTTCATCCTGGTAAGAAAGTCCAGCGACAAGCCAAGATTGCCGTCGCTATCGACCAGTCTGGTTCTGTTGATAACACAATGCTCTCCCTATTCTTTGCAGAATTAAACAACTTGGCTAAACTAGCAGAGTTCACAGTCATTCCATTTGACCACGAAGTAGACGAGAGTAAAGTCTACGTCTGGAAGAAAGGCGAGAATAGAAAGAGAGAGCGTGTGTTAACAGGAGGTACTGACTTCAATGCTCCCACTGATTATGTTAACAGTCATAACTTTGACGGTGTTATTATCTTAACAGACATGTATGCTCCAAAGCCAAAGAACTGCAAGGCACAACGAATGTGGATGACTGATGCTCAAGGTGCAGCCAACCCTTACTTCCAAACCCGAGAAAAGGTTATTGCTATTGACTAACATATCCGAGAGCAATAATAATAAATAAACTAATTACAAACAGTCTTCAGGAGTAGTGACTTGAAGACTGGAGAGCTTATGAGGAAGGTCAAGTCCTTACAGCATTAGCTAGGATAAGATAATATAGTGAACCAGTTGGGTTGCTGGTGTAAGAATGGGGAAGGTCTGGCTCAGATACTTCCCTTTTTTATTATAAATAACTTGACAAAGCTTAATAAGGTGTGTTATAAAGAAAGGGTAGGTAGGGGTACCACGACCACCCCCCCGACGGGATCTATGTCCCTACCCCCCATCTAGACCCCCTGGGTGAAGCTAGGGGCGTTCACGATATCACGGCAAAATTTGGAGATTGAGCGGTATTCCCAAAGTAGATGAGGTAAAAAAACCGCACCAAAAAATTTACACATTTGGCTAGACTACTTACAACATAACGAAAGGAGGATAGCATGCATGGACAACCCACAGCAAATTATAGAAACAACCGAGACGATTATAACGGACCTACTTGGGCACTATGGATGGATGTTCCTAGCAGCCTTTGCAGTCCTTCTTTTCAAAAACGTAGTAAGCAACGTATTGGACGGGCTAATGTTTATGTTCGGGCACGATTTCGATGTGGATGACATCGTTTATATAGGGGGAACCAAAAAGGCGAGAATCATTCGCCAGACCCCCACCAAAACGGTATTCCACTTAATAGAATCGGATAGAAAGCTTATCGTTCCCAATACAGCCCTTTATTCCTTAAGAATAGAAAAAGTTCTTCCTGGTGCTAATGGCGGAAAAGACTTGTAAGAACTACTTATAGAGGACTGGAAAAGGCAATTTTATTTGGAGCACCATAATGAAAATCAAAAAAGAAGAATTAGTAAAGATTATTAAAGAAGAAACCAAAAGGGTTTTGGGCGAAGGACGTTACCATTTTGCGAACTCTTTCGACGAACTTGACGTTTCGGAAGACCCAAGAGCACAAGCATTTGAGCAGTGCATAAAGATTCTTAACGAATTAACCTACGACTCCCTAGAAGATGAAATTGCTTCTATGGCTGATGCCGCCGCTCGTGCGTTATGGAAAGCAGCAGAAGAATTAGATTATAAAAGAAATCAAGTTGGAAATCTTGACGAAGGAGAAAATAAATGACTAAAGTAACAAAAACGGAAAAGATTTTGCGTAAGGCAACATCAAAGTGGGAAAAATTTCTCGCTGAAGGTGCATTCAAGAAAGCCTTAAATGAATCCATGGATTTTAGAAAGGCGCATTTCGCTGCTGAAATGGAACCCGAAGAGTTGGAACTTTTAAACATTCCAGAAGAAGAATATAGAACCAAATCAAAAGAAGAGGTAGAAGCAATCGCTGCCGCATTGGATAAAGCACACAAAGAATCCCAATTGGGTGTCATCATGAAGTACCCGAAAACAGCGACATACGATGAAAATGAACCCATTTTGAGGTTGATTGATAAGAAACGGAAGGCTACACGGGCAATCACAGGTGAAAAAGGTTATGTTCACTATAGCGACGAGGAATCCAAAGAGTGGGCTGATTCATACTCTAATGACATGCCTAGCGACCATCACGAGCAAAAAGAACCTTCCGTCAACGAAATGACGATGGGTGAGCGTGGCATGGTTGATGCTCAAGACGGCAACCCTCCTTCAAAGATTGGTCACGGCAACGAAGAATATATGGCAGCATTCAACGCTGTTATGCAGAAGATGGGCAAAGAACCTCTTCCTATCGTTAAACCAGACCAAGCTTACCTTGATGCGCTTCAAAGAGGCAACTTGGAAGAAAACGAAAAAAAAAAGTTTGAGGTAGGCGAGTTCGTTTATGTTGTTGATGGTTCACTTAAAGGTGCCAGCGGCAAGATTCTAGAACCTGTTACTACTTCAACTGGCGAAGAAGGTTTCGCTATCGAACTTTATTCCGCCGCCGATAAAAGAGTCTTCGGACAAAGAGGCGACGAAGTTATTGCTCTTGCAGGAGATTTAGAGTCAGGTGGCACAAGCGACGACATGGAACTCTATGACATCGACGAGCGTTCAGCAGAAGAAGATAATCTTACAAAGGAAGGTAACCCTTCTTCTTTTGCAACTCGTGTTACGCACTCATCAGACCCAGAAATGGACCAGGTAATGGACATTGCAGCAGACATGCTTGAGCTTGGCGCTCGCAGCCGAATTCCCGTTTCCCTAGTAGGTGTTGAGTCGGCACTTCAAAAGCAAGGTTTTGACACAAAAATGGAAAAAGGAAAGTTAATTGTGGATGACAAATATGTCATTGCAGCTAAAAACTCTCTTCCAGCGTCTGCTCAGAAGATTTCCTTCACGAGTTATGCCGCCGATTACCTCTCAAACCTCCAAGGTGAGCAGCAAGACCTTCCATTAAGCTAAACCAAACTACTTATAGACATGAAGGCAACAATCTTAAAGAGCGTTTTCATAACGCTCGCATGTCTAGTTGGTTTATCCTGTTCAGGAAGTCACAAAACCAACCCTAATTCTAACGTAACACTGACAGCAGACTATTACGGTGTAAGAGAACACACAAGTGGTGGCGGATACGACGACCCAATTGAGGCAGAACGTCTCTTGTTGGGTGAGTCTCGCCCTATTACAATCATCTTTGCAGCACCTTGGTCAAGACATTGCAAGGTTTTGTCCGAAGAAATAGCAAGAATGCGAATGCACCACAAGGTTTGGTTTCTCGACACAAGCCATTCTATCACTTCTATGCTAATGGTGTTCACCGATGCAGGCGAAGACATCCCAACTTTGGTTCATTTGGACAATCGGTTCAATAAAATTGTTTTAAAAGACATAATTTCCATTATAGAGTTTGTTGAAAAGCAAAAAAACGAACCCACAGGTGTGGAAATCTACGAGTAAAGGTTACATAAACCTACCTAAACCTACAAAAGATAAAAGTGTCAAGTTTCTGTTACCACATTTGTAAGCAAAAAGCAAGCAAAATCGTAAATAAACTAACGAACTATTTATAGGCATGAGAGCACTCCACAAAAACATTTTGTTTTTTACTTTATTGCTTGCCGCTATAACACTAAAACACAACGAAGTCAAGCAAAAAACACCACCTTCCACAATAAGCTCATTTTACGGTTTAGAGGCGAGTTCTACTAAAACGGGTTGGAATGGACCTCAAGAGTTGGAACGAGCCTTGCAGGGCAAGTTTCGCCCTCTGATGGTCATTTTCTCTGCCGAATGGTGCGGACCTTGCAGAGACCTACGAATTTTGGTCAATGAAATGGGATGGAGAGAGAAGGTTCTCATTGTTAGCATTGACGAAGAGAGAGTAGAAAGAATAGCAGAAGATTTATATTTAGATGACGCAGTTCCTGCCTTCTACTATTTACACGACAAGGAAATTCGACTATCTGGTTTTTACGATATCGCCGAGTTCCTAAATATAAAATTATTTGAAGAGGAAAATTAAAAATGTCTATTTCAGAATTTTGCTTATGGCTTGGTTCCACTATAATCCTGTCGGGAGGCATTTATGCAATCTGGCTTATTTATCAAACTGGTAAACCAGAGCCAAAACCAAACTACAAAAACATTTCACTAATGGCTCAAAACCTTACAGCTTGCAAAGTATCTACAAGAAAGCAAGTACTAACTGAGCTTTATCTAGATCCTAACTGGACAGAAGATGAGGTTGATGAGTTGAAGAACGTTCTTGAGGGCATCTTAAAAACAAAACTAACAATAGATAAGCCTGGTCAAGAGAGCAAAGGAATAAAAACTTTATAGATGAGTGATAAAAGCAAATGGTGGGAGAACCTAGATAACTGTTGGTCAGAAGAAAAGACAATTTATCTAACATCAGGGTCAGATATAAACCCCACAGGCAAGGACTACTTTATGGGCGATCTAGTGTTCCATAGATTCTTTGGCTCCGATGATTACGACAGCCGAGATGTGAAAGTAGTTTTGGTCGAGCTTAAAAGATGGACTCAGTGGCAAGAATGGCTTAAGACAAATAAGACTAGTGACTCGTTGCTTCCAGTTTATGCTCATAGAATAGAACATGTCCTTATCTCCAGGCAATCTTTCAGAATCGTTAGATGGATAGACGAGTATCGTCCATTTGATTTTGCATTCGACCCTCTCGTTTAGTAAAACCTTATAAAGCTAATAATTACTCTTATGAACAAGATAGAGCCACCTATAGATTTAGGATTCCCCAAAGTAGGCGACCTTATCCAATGGGTTAACCTTTTGGAAGTCTGGTCTAATGATAGTTGGGTAGATGATGGTGGTCCTTACTTTAATATAGAGAAGTGGGAAGCAGACCTTGTTCGTACTGGTGTAGTAACAGAACGTAGTATAGTGGAAGGTATCTTTCATTGGTCCGTATGGGACTGGTCTAACTCAAGATTTTACCATGTCTCTTCTACCACGGATGAAATAAGAATCATCTCTCGTTGCTTTGATTGATAAAAAAAATATTTTTATTCTGCCTTTTCTTTACCATTATTCTACTTTATAATGAAAGGAATTAGATTATGAATGAAACAATCGATACTATTAGCGAGGAGCTTTGGGAACAAATCCGTGAACTATTAGAGGAGAAGCTAACTGAGTTTGGCGTAACCGAAGATAGGGAAGAATGGACAAAGACCGAAGTCTCTACAAAGTTGATAATGAAGTTGGAAAATGATTATCTAACCGAAAGTTAAGTTTGTCTCTTCTTGTCCTAAAAGGCAAGAAAATTTTATCGGCAAACTTCTAAGGAATTTTTTATTATGAAAAAACTACAAAACAAAACAATCATCCAACCTGTCCATGTTCTTGATGGCGTGTCTCTCGCTATTGAGGAGTCTATTCACGACCAACTCTCTTGGACTGCTGCTATGCCTAAAGGAGACCTTACAAAATTAAAGAAGGTTTGCAAACCTGTTTCTACAAAAGACGGCTTGACTATTTGGGTTCTTGATAGCAAAAAAGTTAACTTTATTCAAAAATAGCATTTGACTACACCTACCTACTTGTGTTATAATGTGCTTATAGCTTCTATAAGTGCAAAAAATTTTTATGGCGAGGGTTTTTGAAGTGAAAGAATGGAAATTATTTGTTCTCGCTGTCATTACTTCCCTCATTGTCAAATTTTATCACACCTCGTTCTACCTTAACCCTTAAAAAATTACCTTTGCAGACAACAAAAGCAGTCTTATCCTATTTTCGGGGCTACTTATTTTATAGGGCTAATAGAGGAAAATGACTGGTTCAATGTTGTCAACGAACCTTTCGCCAAAACAAAACAAGAAGAGAACTCGTGGCACGTTAAAGGACAACTAGCAAGGTGGAGCGAAAAGAAGCCAGCCCTTTATTTATTTTATACTTGACTTTCTTGTAGAGTCTTGTTATTCTGTTCAAGTAGTAAGGAGAAAAAACAATGAACGTAAAAGCACAACACTTTGTCGAAGCAATTCGAACAGCATCAGAACCAACAGAAGTGCTTGACCTTTGGTCACAAGCTGCACGTAACTCAGAGTTTTCTCTAAAAGACTTGCAGGACATGCACCAAGCTTGTGGTGCCATTCTACTAGAGGCTATTCAAAATAATCATGAAGCGAAAGAAGTCAAGAGTGAAAAAGAAGCACAAGAAGGTTAAGATAAAACAACGTAACCCCTACGCAGTTGGAGTAGCCCTACGAACAGGTTCAGGCTTTCACTCTAATAAAAAATATAACCGCACGTTAGAGAAAAGAAAGCTTGACAAACAGGATGACTACTGATAAAGTTTCTTTCCAAACCCTATTAAGCGAAATCGCCAAACAGTTTAACATTAAAAAATCCGATATCTGGAAACGTCAGTTCCTTGAACTAGAAGACTGGTTAGCTCAACGTGACATTAAAGTTGTTTTAGAGAAAGATTGCGAAGACATTATAGAATGGGGCAACGACCTTGTAAGAATAAATAGCAAGCCTAAATGGGAGAGTCGTTACTATGCCCTTCTTCACGAGTGCGGGCACATCATTGTTTCAGAGAATCCAGAGAACTTTGAATACAACTATCCCTATTACGTTGACCAGAAGGACGAGAGAAGAAGGAACTCTGATGCTTATAGAATTTCTATTCTCGGAGAAGAGATAGAGTCTTGGAAGTTGGGAAGAAATCTCGGAGACAATATTTTAAATCACTTTATAAATCACAAAAAGTTTGATAGAATGATGACTGAATGTGTAATGTCCTATGTTTTTTGGGCAACGGAAGAAGAGGAATAAATGATACTAACAGTTATAGATACAGAAACGACAGGGCTTGACCCTGATATTCACGAGATTATTCAGATAGCAGCGATAACTTATGTTCTCGACGCAGAGGGTAATCGTTATGTAATGAAGAAGTGGGAAAAGAAAATAAACCCACAACAACTTCACACGGCTTCGGAAAGAGCACTTCAAGTAAATGGTTTTACTATTGAAGAATGGGCTGGTTCTCCCAATGCCCTAGAAGTTCTTCCAGAGGTCAGAGAGATTATCGAAGGTTCAGATGTCCTGCTCGGACAGAACCTTATTTTTGATTTAAATTTTATTCACGAGATTTGTTCTCGCAATGATCTGGAGGTTCCAAGCTTTCCTCCTTATATTGACACAAAGTCCATAGCTGACAGGCTCGTAAGGGCATCCTGGCTGCAACGTTCGGGAATGGATTATCTCGTAGAACATTATAAGGTAAACGTTCAAGGTAGGGCTCACACGGCGCTCGTTGATTGTGAAAGAACAATGCTTGTCTTTGATGAACTCATGCGTGATGTTAATGAAGAATATGAAATGTTTACTTTTGAAGAACCTTATCAGCGACGTCGGAGGAAATGACTTTGATAAAGACAGGCTCGTTAGTCAAACATAAAGTTGTTCATAGACAAACTGGTCCTTTAGCTTATCGTCTTGGAATAGCCATCCGAGAAGTAAAAGATAATCCCTACCTAAAAGATTGTTGGAGAGTTGCTTGGATTCCTACCAAGAACCACCCAGTCTCTTATAATAAAGATGTCCTCTACGTAGACCACGTAAAAAAACAAAACTTAATTTTATTATCTTCTTGACTTTTGCTCTTCTCTTTAGTATAGTTATTGTGCATTGAGAGAGGAGACAGGAATGACAAAGGTAGAATTCTTTGAAATGATAGTTGAGTTGACCGAAGATAACGGTTATATCCCTTCCGAAGTCTGCGCCTTTACAGGTAAGCGGCTCAAGACCCCACAGTGGTCACTTGTGGATGAATTAAATACTTGGAAAGAAATAGAAGAAATCACAGTGAATAGCTTGACTTCTCAAGAAAGTTATGCTACTATTAGTTTGTGAGTTGGTGGTAAAGGAGTTCCTATGAAAGTCGGTGCGTTAGTTCGTTGTCGTGAGTTCAGCCAGTTTCCAAATGTAAGAGAAGAAAATCCTTTCAACATTCAGGGTGTTCTTGTCGAATATAATAAATTAATGAAAACAGCCACAGTGTTGGTTAATGGACAGACTCGTAAGTTTCGTGCCCACGACGTTCAGTTGGTAAAAAATCCATAATGAATGTCGTTTATGCTTGACTTTCACTGCTCTATCTATTATAGTGTACATGTAGCGTGGTTGTTAAGGAGAAACCAATGAGAAATGTTTTTTGTGATATGGATGGAGTCCTTGTTGACTTCATCGGTGGGGCTGTCCCACGAGTTAACGAGGTTTTAAATAACCCACCTCCCGAGCTAGCCCAATTAGCTCAAGAGGTCAAAGAAGAAGTTGGTCGCAACTATGTTGTTGAGGGTGACTTAGAAAAGTATACTCCAACTGGCAGCAAGAAAGCTTCTGAGTTTATGTACCTCGTTGTTCATAACGACAAAGAGTTCTGGGCTAACTTAGAATGGAATCCTGCTGGACGTGAGTTGTGGGAAGGCATCAAGGGTTACAATGTTACTATCCTCACCAGCCCTATGGATAAAAGAGGAGCCCAAGAAAGTCTAGAAGGCAAGCGAATTTGGTTAGAAAATAATCTTGGACTATGTAATATTAGAGAGGTAATCTTTGAGCACGAAAAGTTTCTTCACGCTACAACAGAGGGTGAGGGTAATGTTCTCTTTGATGACTTTATGAGCAAGATTTGCCCTTGGCGTGAAAATGGAGGCTTGGGTTTTCATTTCCAAAACAACGCTCAAGAGGCTCTTGCTTTCTTGGAGGAAGTTAATGGATGATATAGACGTTCTTATTTCAGCCGAAGAGTCACTCCTAGAGCAGTGGGAACCAGAACCGCTTTATATTTCTGTTCCCCAACCTCTCTACGAAGAGCGTGAGGAGGAAGATGAGGAAGGCGGCTGCGTCATCATTATCGACATAGCAGGTGAAGAAGAATAAAGATATATTTCAAAAACTCATACTTGGCACGTTCATTCTCAATATTGCCGATGCTCTATTTTCCTACCATTATATCTCAAAGTTAAGACTCCTTCAGGAGGCAAACCCACTTTGGATACCCCTAATATACACACACCCAATGAGCTTTGTCGTTTTAAAGATTTTATTAGGTGGCTCTTGTTGTTTCTTTTTATACAAAACATCAAATTCTAAGACTTCTCAATGGGGCTCTGTTGTCTGTTTTATTGTATACAGCCTCATAATCGGATCATTTCTAAGTTTCGCTTTTTGTGAAAACTAGGATATTTACTCTAAATAATACTATTTATAGACGAAAGGAGACTTAACCATGATTATAGAAAAATTCGAACAAATCATAAAAGACTTGACTCTGGCACAAGAGGACGCTGAAAAGTGTAATAAGGGAAATGCTTCTGCCGGACGGAGACTAAGGAAGGTATCTCTTGATGCCATGAAGTCTCTTAAAGAGTTAAGGGCAATAATTATGGAGGAGATTAAGAAATGAACATTTCTGGACAACTGTTAAAAAAGATCATTTTAGAAGAAGTCAAAAAAGCACTCTCTGAGAAGCCTGAAACTGCTCCTCCTGCTGGAGCGGGTTCTGACGCTGCTGGTACTGGCGTGGGCGTGGGAAGAGGCGTTGCTAAAGCCGCAGGCGTCAAGACAGATGTCGAGAACGCTTTTGAAATTATGTTAAATGATAAGAAGCTTGCACCCCTAATGTCAAAGATAAATGATACTAGAGAGAAGGCTCAATTAATTGCCCTCTTAGTTAATCAATTCGATGATAAAAAAGACGCCAGACAAGCTCTTACCTTGGCGCTCAAACTTATAAGTAAAAAATAAAATGGAAAGTGAATTTCAAAAACTCCTAGCACATTTTTATAATTTTGCAAAACAGAGGATTGGATTTTCCACGGACGCTACGATTCAGTTCATCAGCGATCCTGAAAATGCAATTAGCGTATTAGGTAAGACTGCTTATTATGATCCCTCAAGTATGAACGTTGCCGTTTACACAGATGGAAGGCATCCTAAGGATATTTTAAGATCTATTGCACACGAATTAGTTCATCACCGTCAAAATTGTGACGGCAAGATGGATAACCTAGCGCCCACCAAACCGGGATATGCCCAATCCGATGAAGTCCTTCGAGGCTTGGAAGCGGAGGCTTACCTACAAGGCAACATGTGCTTTAGGGATTGGGAAGACAACTATAAGTCAAATCCAAAAGTTCAAACTATTTATGAGAGTGTTAGAAAAAGCTTTATTAAGGAGAAATTACAAATGAGCACTAAAGGCGATTTAAGAAATATTGTAAAGGAGGCGGTTACTAAGGTTCTTAAAGAGAATCGTCTTGAGGAGATGGGATACGATGATCATGATGATTATGATGATGATCCTTATATGAATGATTTGGAGAAGGAATTTCCTTTTTTGAAGGATAACCCACGAGGCAGGGCTTCAGACGCTCCCGCAGACATTCAACGTGATATGGATGATGAGTTCGGTGCCGACGAAGACGAAGACGAAATGATGGAAGGCATGTGTGCCTCCTGTGGAGAGTCTCCTTGTGGTTGTCCTATGGAAGAAGAGGTTGTCGCAGAAGGCGACGAGATGTCCAGAACAATTACACAGATTGAAAAAATCGGTGCTGAAATTTCTCAAATCGCAAAAATGTCCATTGATCCTGCTGTAGTTGAACGAATCGAAATGATTGATGACATGGTTACCGACGTTCTCGCACAAATGCAAGGTGTGGAACCTGGGTTTGACGCTGATGGATATAGTAAGATGCCAGGGCAGCGCCCGATGGAAGAAAAAACCACAGACAAGCACAACGACAATCCAGCACTTACAGGCGATCAGAAAGACGAACTTCCAGATCACCTTCAGAAAGCAATTATTGATTCCGAAGAAGAAGTAGACGAGGAAAAGTTATCTGCTTTTCAAAGAGATCTTCGCAGACGACAAGCAATGAAAGATGCTTACGACGAGCGAATGAGAAAAGAGAAAGAAGAACAAGAAGCAAACGAAGCTATTGAAGACGACATTACTTCTTCAGAAGACAGATATGGCGACATGAAGCACATCATCCCTGGTGTTCGTTTTACTGGCGACATCGAAACTGACGTTCGAGCAATGGAAGAAAACGAGGAACTTGCTGACTGGCTTTACGGCGAGTTAGGTTCTGGCGACGTTGTTACTGATTCAGAAGGCAGAGTAGAATATACTGGTGCTGATGTTCAGGATTATCTTGACACAAGCGACGTAGAACTTCCAGACATTGCCGAGACACAAGAAGACTTCTATGCTCAAATGAGAACAGACGCAAGAACTCTTTCAGAAGATTGGAATAAGAGCATTCGCAATAAACGTTCTTCCCTTTTGAACGAAAGACTTATGAAGGCTTGGAACTTCAAAAAATAAAAGATAAATAATTTATCTCAATAAGCCTCCACCTTGTGTGGGGGCTTTTTTGTTTGTATTATATTTTATCCTCCCTTTATCCCTCAAAAGACTAATTATAAGTGTTATTTTATAAATAAAGTACTATTATACTTGACTTTGGAGGGCTGTTATGTTAGATTTAAGAACAATGACGAAGAGGTTCATTATGAGCGAGGGTGCTAAAAAACTCGTTGACTGGAAGTCTTTAGTTCAGTCTATCGACGAAGCCTTATCTTCGCTCAACCCAAAATCACTCCGAGACTCACGTAGAATTGAGTTGGCGAGACACAATTTAAAAGAAGTAAAAAGTCACCTACGAAGAGCGAACGAGAGAGTCGCAACGCTAGAAGAGCAGCTTCGTGTTTTAGAAGAGAACGTAAAAGGAAAGAAGGATAAGTAAATGGGTGGATTAGGCGGACACGTAGATCATCTTTATGACAATCCAGATTTATCATTCACGGATATGATAAAGATAATGCAAGCTGCTTCCAACGGTGAAATCACTGGTGGAGAAAAGCTTGACGGTCAAAACTTATTTGTCTCTTATTCTGTGAAGGACGGCAAAGCAAAAGCTGCACGTAATGTAGGTAATGTAAAGAAAGGCGGAATGGATGCAGAAGCTCTCGCTGCTAAATTTGCAGGTCGTGGAACATTAGAGAAAGCATTCAATGGAGCCTTCGAAGCATTCGTTGATGCAGTTCAACAACTATCAGATGACGTAAAAATAAAAGTCTTCGGTCCAGATGCTAACATTTTTTATAACGCAGAAGTAATGGACCCTGATAATCCAAACATTATTAACTACAATTCCAAGAACTTTATTATCCACAGAGATGGTCACGGAGAATATGACCGTGAATCAGGCAAAGTAACTGATAGAGATGTTTCAGCCGAAGCTAATTTACTCGGAAAGGCATTAAAACAAATTCAAAAGTCTGATAAAGAAGGTGCTTTTGGTGTCGAGATGAAAGCAGTAGAACGTCTTCGGGCTCTTTCGGATGATAAAGCTCTCACAACAGCAGTTAGTAGGCTTAAAAAACTACTCGCTGACTCACAAGTGGGCGAAGGTGCTACTGTTGGGGAATACATTATCTCTAAATTAGATGCCCTTGTTAAAAGAATGTTTCCAGATTTAGAAGAAACTACTAAAAAGATGCTTCTTCAAAGAATGTTTGGCGTAAAGGGTGTTACCGCAACACAAATTTATAAGACTATCAAAGACCCAGAGGTTAAAAATGCTGTTAGAGACTTTGTTAAAGACGATAAAAGAGTAAAAAAAGAAATTATTTATCCTCTAGAAGACATTGTTCACGACTTTGCAGTAGAAATGCTCGACGGATTGAAGTCTCGGTTCGTTCTTTCTCATAAAGACGAGGTAGTTAGGATGGCTGATAGGCTTGAACAGGCTATTTCAGACATTGAGGCTACTGGTGATGAGACGAAAATCCAAAAACTTAAGGCTGGTCTTGGGAAACTCAAGAGTTTAGACAAGATTTCGTCTTCAATGGAAGGTTTTGTGTTCGCTTTTGACGGAGCAACTTACAAATTGACTGGTTCCTTTGCTCCTATCAACCAAATTATGGGATTATTACCTTGGGAAAGTAAAAGAGGCGGAGATTTGAACGAAGAAGCGAGTTCTGGTGAGCGAATTGGTCTTTTTCCTGGTAAATTTAAGCCGCCACACGCAGGACACTTCCTCGGTGCGAAAGAAATGGTTGATTCTTACGACGCAGACAAGGTTTTTATTATTATTTCCAAGAAACCAGTCAAGCGAGAGACAGAAGGCGGCTTATTTATTGTCTTTCCAGAGATTTCAGAGAAAATGTGGAATAGATACATTGACGAAAACGGATATAAAGGCAAAATTATTCCTATTATCTCAAAATACCCTTCTCCTATCGCAGATTCCTATGAAATGTTGAAAGAGTTCCCAGAAGGAACGACTGTTCTTGTTTCAAAGGGCGAAAAAGACGGCTCTGATGCTCGCTTTGATAGAATGGGAAGGTTTATTGAGAAAAATAACCTACCTGTTAAGGCAGTTCAGGTTGATGGCTCGATGTCAGACACTGGTGCAAGTGGAACTCTTCTTGGAAACGCTATTGCCAACCGAGATGTTGAGACTTTTATGAAAATGGTCCCTCTTTCTGGCGCTTCTGCTATGGACCTTTGGGAAGATATCGTAAGCCAGGTAATAGATGAAGAATTTAACTTATTTCCCAAAGCCGAGACTGCCGTTTTAAGCGAAGTTTGGCGAATGATTGATGAAGCACTTGAAATTGACAATAACCCAGGTCCAGACGGGCAACTAGGCGGTCCTAGCTCTATTGACGATGGTGGTTTAGACCCTGACGATGACGAAGAAACCCCTAACACAAATACCATTACGAAAGGGGGTGATAATTCAACGACGGAAGTCGAGATTGTTACTAAAACTGTGGTTTCTGTAGATGTCAAAACAGGTAAAGCCACTGTCGTCAATAAAGTAGAGGAAGAAGTTCCTGCAAAAGAGATTATGCGTGAAGTAGACGCCAATGCCGAGAGAGGAATTATTGATTTAGAAGATGGTTTAGGGATTTCTAGAAATGAACTACCTCAAATCAAATCAACTGACGTTCCAGAATTTATCCAATGGTTGGAATCGCAAAACATAGAGAGTTTTGATGCTTCTTTTCCTGTTGGCGTTTTAAAGCCAGTTCAAAGAGAGATTAATTTAGAAAAAGTCTTTTCAATGGCTGAAAAACATAAAGCAGGTGAAATTGATCTATCAAAAGGCAAACCTCTTATGACTTCTAATGATGAACACATCATTGATGGTCACCATCGCTGGTATGCTCTTCGTGAACTCGACCCAAAGAATGAAATCGACATTATTATGATTGATTCTTCTGCAAGAAAGCTTATTGAGCTTATGAAAGAGTTTCCAAAGACATCCTATAAACAAACTACTGACGAAAGTCTCTATGAATCATCCTATGGTAAAGTAGGCGGTGATAAAGAGGTTGTTAACGTCGGAAAGATGAAAATAGTTATTGATGTAGAGGATATGGACCTTGAGCCTTCCAAGCATGGAGAAGAAAGACGTTTCCGACACGGAAAAGGTAAAACTATTTCAAAAGATGCTATTTTACAGGCTGCCGAGCGAGGTTTAGGACTAGTTATCCAAGACTATGCAAATGGTGAGATTTCAAATAACGAACCCTTTGTTATTCGACATAAAGCAAATGCTAAAACACCAGCATTGAATTTGGTTTGTGCCTTGGAGATGAGAAAAGGACCAGACACAATGAAAATTGTTACTGTAATGAGAAAAGATGATTTCAAGACTGACAACTTTGGTGGTGGTCAGCAGAAAACTTATAACGTTTGAGGATTAAAGATGTATTTAGACAGACAACAACTTATCGAAGAGATTAGACTTCGTGATTTCGTAAAAAGAGCCATCAAGGTTCGTGCGAAGAATAAAGTGAAGCCGCAAATTTGGGAAGAGTATGAGATTCGTTCTATTGTTAGAAAGCTCCTTAAAGAAGCCCCAGCGGAAAAAGCTCAACATCGCTCTACTGGTATCAATGTACTTGAAGATCTCTTGAAAAAGATTATTCCTGTTATCGAGACTGATTACAAGATGCTTACAACTGATAGTGATCAGCGAAAGTCTTTCTCTGCACATATCGTTGCTGCTGTTAAAAATTCTTTGGCTCCAATAACAGTTACTTCCGCTGCTGGTGAAGATAAATTTATTAGCGTTGATGAGATTGACGATATCAACGAAATTGAAGTTGAGATTGGAGGCGATAAGCCAGAAGACGATGATGCTTTTATTGATATCGAAGATAAAGAAGAACCAGAAGAAGAAAGCAATTTCCAAGACATCGCTGACGAAGATAGAACAGGTGCTAATTTTGCCTCAACTACATTTGATAAGGTTGAGACACAAATAACTGATGCTTATGCTCTTCTTAGTAATGAGGAAGACCAAGACTTATTTGAGGAATATTTACTTACAAATATCAAACTTTATTTTGATAAGTTTGAGGATGAGTTGAGTGCAACTTTGGTAGAACCAACTACGCCAGAATATGAAGAAGAAAAGGATGGCGAAGAAGAAAGTGACGAAGAAGAACTAGAACTATAACTTTTTCGTTTCTTATGACTATTTACAGATAACTATTTATGAATATGGAGGACATTTAAATGTCAAAACAAAGAAGAATTAAAAAAGGTATTAAGCAGAAACTAAAACTTGATGTTGCTGCTGGTACTTACGCAACAGATGCTGCTGCAATTGCGGCACTCAAAGCAGGTGTTGCTGCTGGTACAATCGATGATGCCGACTTACTTACTTGGATTATCGACCCAGATCAAGACCACTTGGCAACAGACGACGCAGGTCGTAAAGAAGCAATCAAGGCTGAACTTACAGACGGCGTTGCTGCTGGTAACATTCTACAGGGCGTTGGTCAAACTGAAGAAGCACAAGGTACAGAGCCATTAAATGCAAATACAGATGGCGATGCACTCGATGATGGCGACGAACTCGTTGCTGACCCAGTTAGAGATCCATTAGTTGATGACGACTAGTCGAGTTTTAGTTGCATAACCCCATCCCACGAAAATCCTATTCAGTTTCAAAGAAACTAAAAGAAGAAAACAAAACAAATGACCTTTTTGAGATTCAGTTATCCAACTTGACTCTTGAGGAGGTCATTGCTTTGAAGCTCGAACTCGCCACAAAAGAAGCCGACGGCAAACTTTACGGAATACCAATCTGGAATAATTTACATTATATTGTTAAAGACGCTTGTCTAAAAGCAGCCATTTCTGGAGCCAACACCCGTAGGGACGCTGCAAGATTCCTTGGAATCTCATATTCTAGCCTCAAGGCAAGTCTCCGTAAATACAACGTTTTTCATTATTTTATAAATAAACCTTAACAGGACTTATTTTCGCATATATATTATATTAGTTACTTATATAATCATATCATAAAAACATTAGAATAGAAAATAAGAAAAGCTCAAGTCTGAGTCTGAGTAAATAAGTCTATAAAATATGTTTCCTTCCTCAATGGATAAGTCCATTTCTACTTCCCTTCCCTATTTAGTATAAGTTGTGAGGGTAATAAATTGGAAATAAGTAAAAATGTAAAGATTGGGATAACTGCTCAATCTGATGAAAATCTATTTGGTAATGGACTGAAACAAAATGTTTGGTTTCTTTATCGTCTTCTTAAAAATGTTGGTTATGATATTCACCTAGTTTCAGAGTCTGAAAACCATTATGGAAAGCATCTACTAGGTGTCCCAGTTGAAAAACTAGATACTGTTTCTATTTTAGAATATAAAGTAATTCTTCAGTGTGCCAATTCTTTGACGGAAACTTGTAGAATGATTCTCAGAGGTCACGGAGGCAAAGTTGGCTCTTGTGAGTATGGAAATAAAGTTCTTATTGATATGGGCACTATGATTTATGGTGGTCCAGGTGAAGACGGCTTTACTTTACCTGATGTTGATTTCTATTGGACCTCACCTCACTTTGAAAGAACTGCTAGTGCTTTATCAGCAATGTCAAAGGCACCTGTTAGTATAGCACCTTATATTTGGTCTCCAGAGGTTATAGTCCAATCTTATATGAGAGCAGGATACAACCCTTATTTCGGAGACCACGTTAATCTTAAAAATGTAGCTATTCTAGAATCGAACCTTTATATTGTAAAGACTTGTGTTATTCCAATGTTAATTTCAGAGAAATTATATAATGAAGACAAGGATATGGTTGAACAGGTTTACAATGTAGGTGCTTCAAGATTAAAAGAAAAAAATAACTTTGTTAGATTCTGTCAAAAGTTTGATCTTGTAAAGGATGGTAAGATGTCTTTTGAAGGAAGGTGGGCTTTAAATTTCTTGTTACACAAAGGTTATGCTGGAACAATTGTTTCACACCAGTGGTGCAATGAACTGAATTACCTTCAGCTTGAGGCAATGTTTCTTAACCTTCCTTTTGTTCACAATAGTCCTACATTCGAGGAGCATGGTTATTATTATCCAGACTTTGACGTAGACAAGGGAGCAGAGGCTCTTAAAGAAGCTATCAATGAGCACCCAAAGCGTTATTTGGAAGAACGTCCAAAGAACGAAGAGATGATGTGGAGATATAACCCAAACAATAAAAAGAATGTAGATGGTTACATTGAGTTGCTAGAAGAGGTAATTCAGACAGACTATTCTTAGGGAGAGTTTTGAAGAATTGGAAAGTTTTAAAATTAGACAGTTCTTATAGACCAATCCAGGTCATCTGTTGGACTGAAGCAATCACAATGGTTATGAACGACAGAGCTTCTGTTGTTGAATATAAAGAAGGCGTCTATGCCCATTCAGCCACAGAGAAATTTCAAGTTCCCTCCGTCATTGTTATTTCACGTTATGTAAAGAAAGCGAGAGTTAGCTTAAAGGTCACAAGAAAAAATCTTTTTATAAGAGATAACTACACCTGCCAATATTGCAACAAGCGATTCACAAAAGCTAATCTTACAATAGACCACGTTACTCCAAAGTCAGCAGGCGGTCCAAAGACTTGGGAGAACATCGTAGCTGCTTGCAAGAGATGTAATCAAAAGAAGGCAAATAAACTACCGAGAGATGCAGGAATGTTTCCTACAAACCCGCCAACGCAGCCTTCACCAAAAATGTTTTTTAATTTAGTTGATAATGTCGATAAGGCTTGGAAGATTTATTTAGACCCTTATGCTTATTGACTTACTTTCTTATAATCAAACTTGATAGACTCACCTCGCTTTATAGCGGAAAGAGCTTCTAGAAGAGTGTGTCGAATTTGCTCTAATGTAGCGCCATAGCTAACAGGGCTATTACATTGACCAGTAAGTGGAGAGCAATAGCGAGAGTCAATAGAGTGAATCATTCCTACAATCTCTCCGTTTGTATTTACGACTGGTGAGCCACTTGAACCAGGTGCAGCTATAATAGAGAACATTGCAAAAATCCTACCTCCACCTTCATGTGCCATAATAAATTCACCATTATACATTCCATCTGTGTAGTAAACACCACCACCACTCTGGTTTGGGTGAAAGATGCCCTTCGGTGCAGCAACATTCAAGAGCTTTTGACCAAACCCTAATTTACTTCCGATAAGTAAAGAAGGTTTATCTATAGAGGATTCTACAATGCAAGTGTCCGCTGAAACATTTCTTACCCAGGGGTGTTTCTTTACCTTATAGGTCTTGCCATCAGCGGTCGTGACAGACATCTTGGAATTAGCAATAAGTTTTACTTCTTTTTTAAACTTTAAATTCTCTCTAATATGAATCATCATTCTCGGGTCAAAATTACTGAATTCCATCTCAGGGTCTTCACAAACGTGGTCTGCTGTGAGGACAAGGGTTCTAGGAGGGTTGCCTAGACTGTATTCATTCCAGACAATCGCACCTGAACCAGAAGAGTTCATATTCATCAAGGTCTTGCATTCATTAGTTTTACTTTCTTCGTTTTCACCACAAACTTGCACCTCAACTTCCTTGTGAACCATTACAAATGATTTTTTAATGTCAACAGGATTCTTTACTTGGTGGGTGCAGCCAGCGATAAGTCCAAGAAGTAGAATAAGAAAAATTCTATTTATCATAGCCATTGGTCTCCTTATGGGCTCTATAAGTAAATAGAAGAAAAAGAATAAAAAAGAACTTGACCTATTTATTGGTAAGAAAGGAACACTTTATGACAAAGAAAATTTATGTTATTGACACCAGTGTTTATTTGACAGACTTTTCATCGCTGAGAGCTTTTGAGGATAATGATATTATTATCCCGTTCAAAGTTTTGGAAGAAATCGATAAACACAAGAAACGCCAAGATTCAGTTGGCTCAAATGCAAGAAGTATTATCAGAACCCTTGACGAACTAAGACAACTCGGCTCTCTTCACGAAGGTGTAGAGATGGGCGAGGGCTATGGTATCGTAACAGCAAGAGGTTACAATCCAGAATTACTTCCTATTGACTGGGATAAAAATGACCCAGACAATCAAATTATCGCCACAGCACTTACTGTAAAAGAAGAAAATCCTGAATGCAAAGTAACTCTTGTTTCTCGGGATATCAATTTGAGAGTAAAATGTGATTCTATTGGTCTTCTAACAGACGACTACCAAGCAAGCCAGGTCATAGAGTCTCTTGACGAAATCTACGCTGGCTATAGAGACCTCGTTATGAAAGACAGAGAGATAGATAAATTCTATGCAGGCGACGACATTTATGCTCCTATGCCCGAAGAAGGTGAAGAAGAATTAAACGGAAATGAGTTCCTTGTAATGACTTCCGAAATAAACGAAAAGAAGTCAGCACTCGCTCGTTTTAAGAATTATAACACGCCACTTTTAAAAATTCCAAACAAACGCAAGGTTTGGGGCATTGGACCACGAAACAAGGAGCAGACCTATGCTCTTGAGCTTCTAATGGACCCTTCTATCTCTCTTGTGTCTCTTGTTGGAAAGGCTGGTTCTGGTAAAACTTTGTGTGCTATCGCAGCAGGTTTACAACAGACGCTTGACGACCACCCAATGAGTACTCAAAAATCTATCTACACAAGACTTGTTGTTTCTCGCCCAGTAGAACCTCTTGGAAAAGACATCGGATTCTTACCAGGAACAATGGAAGAGAAGATGGAGCCTTGGCTGAAACCTATTCAGGATAATCTAAAATTCCTAATGGTTGACGATTCTGTTACTCTACAAGAATATATGGAAATGGGAAAGATTGAAGTAGAGGCACTTACCTACATTCGTGGGCGCTCTATCTCTAATGCTTTCATTATTATTGACGAAGCCCAGAACCTTACAAAACACGAACTCAAAACTATTGTAACTCGTGTAGGTGAAGGCACAAAGCTTGTTCTTACAGGCGACGTCGAGCAAATAGATAACATCTATATCGACGAGAGAACCAACGGCTTGACTTATGCTGTTGAGAAAATGAAAGAGCACGAGATAACAGGGCACATAACTCTTAAGAAGGGCGAACGCTCTGCCATCGCAACACTCGGCTCCAAGATTCTTTAACATAATCAGTCATTGGTGGTAAAATATATAAATGAATAAATATATAAAAAATTCTCACACTAAAAATTTATCTGAACGAAAAGAGTTTACAGTTTTCGGAACTATTAATATATTCGTTAAAGATCCTGTTCCAGCAGAAATAGATATCACTAATGTAATAATGGAAATTGAAGACACAATACCTCCTCATTTATTTTATGAAGTAGAGACTATTATGGTAGGTAAATTCAAAGAACTAGAACAAAGAGGTATTCGAGCAGCATTTTTAGACGGCGGCATTTATGTTACAAATGAACAGCCTTCTGACGAGCAACTCTTTGAAGACATTATTCACGAAGTAGCCCATGCCGTAGAAAAAATGTATGATTATGATTTATATGCGGATACAAAAATCGAACTAGAATATTTGGCGAAGAAAAAGAGATTTATTGATTTACTATCTGCTCATGACATAAACGTACCAAATAGGTTAAAATATGAATCAGAATATTCTAAAGCTTTTGATGAGTTCTTACATTATGAGGTCGGATATGAGAAATTAACTAATTTCACAAAAGGTTTATTTATTACACCTTATGCGTCTGTATCTGTATCTGAATATTTCGCAACGGCTTTTGAAATGTTTTTCGTCCAGGGAGAAGAGGCTTATATTAAAGAAATAAGTCCAGAGCTATTTATTAAGTTGAGACAAATATCAACCCAGGGAGAAGAAGATGAAGAGATTTAATATAAAGATAGATGAAATAAAAGTAAAAAAGAAATTATTTGTTTATACTAGTTCAAAGGCGAGAGTTGATATTGGTGAAGATGATGTTAGAAAACGTCTTATTTCTCTTAAATTTAACGTAGGCGCTCTGAAGGCAATAAATACAATATCAGAGGGCAAGGTTTTATTCGTTTTTGATATCGGCGACGGAATCATAGAAAAAAAATCATTAAGAGAAGAAGCAATAAAGAATTTCAAACCAGAAGAATTAAAACAAGAAGATTTAACTTTAAGCCACGCAGGTTCAGACCCAGAACCAGCACCAGCAGAGGTTACTGATCCAAAGCCAAAAACCACTAGAACTCGTAAACCTTCTACAAGAACTAGAAAACCACGAGCCAAGAAAAACCCCACCAATAATAACTAAAATGAACAAAGTGCTTGACTAAACCTACTTTTTATGTCATAATAAGTTGTAACAAAGGATAGAGGTTTATATGCAACACGTTTCATTTTCTGCTTTAAAGAATTGGAATCAATGCCCTTATTATTATAAGATAACTTATGTTGATAAGATAAAGAAGTTCGTGGGCAACCACTACACAGCTTTTGGAACAGCCCTTCACGAGGTTTGTGAAAAGCGCATTGAAGACGACTCGATAACAAACGAGCCAGAGATGTTCGAACTTGCTTTTCTAAAAGAGTTGCAATCCCTTCCAGAAGAGGTTCGCTCAACTTTTAAAGCCAAAGACATTTCGGACATGAGAGAACAAGGTAAACGCCTATCAACGGTTGCTATCCCTGCTCTCCGTGAACACTTCGGTGAGTTTGAACTTGTCTCAACAGAAGAAGACATCTATGAGTCCATCGAGGGATTCGAGGACTATAACTTCAAGGGTTTTATTGACCTTGTGATAAAGACACCTGACGGCAAGTTCCACGTCATTGACTGGAAGACTTGCTCTTGGGGCTGGAATATGCAACGTAAGTCTGATCCAATGACGACTTACCAACTTACCTATTATAAGCATTACTACTCTCGGAAACATAATGTTCCGATGGAAGACATTGAAACTCACTTCGGACTTCTTAAGCGAACAGCTAAAAAAGACCAAGTGGAAATCTTTCGAGTTACAAGTGGTCCGAAAAAAGTCGATAATGCAATGAAGCTGTTAAACAGAGCACTCTATAATATTCAGAGTGGTAAATTCATAAAAAATAAATTATCTTGCAGTAAGTGCGAGTTCAAGAACACACCAGAGTGTCCATAGGAGAATAAATGACTAAAAAAATAAAAGTTCTAACATTGTCTGACCATCCGTTGTTTTCAACAGGTGTTGCTATTCAGACTAAAATGTTTATTGAGGCGATGTTACAAACAGATAAGTTTGAGTTTGTTTCACTAGCAGGAGCCCAGAAGCACAGAGATACCTCTCCCATTCAAACCGAGCAGTATGGAGACAAGTGGAAAATCTTTCCTGTTGAGGGTTACGGAAACGTAGAAACTATGCGTTCTATTATGCGAACTGAAAGACCAGATATCGTTTGGTTAATGACCGACCCTCGGTATTGGTCTTGGTTATGGCAGATAGAAGACGAAGTTCGTGCCCAAGCCTCTATGGTTTATTATCACGTTTGGGACAACGACCCTGCTCCTCATTATAATAAAAAGTTTTATGATTCTAACGACCTCGTTGTTTCTATCTCTAAATTAACAGAGCGTGTCGTTAACGAGGTTGGAACGAAAGCAAAGCACATTCGTATTCCTCATACCGTGGATAGTTCTACTTTTAAGATTCTACCAGAGGAAGAAGTATCGGAGTTTAGAAAAGAACACTTTGGCGACAACGATAAAGTTTTATTTTTCTGGAACAACCGAAACTCTCCAAGGAAGAACGCTACAACTATCCTTTGGTGGTTCAAAGAGTTCCTAGAACAAGTAGGAGAGGACAAAGCAGCATTGCTTATGCATACAGATCCAGAAGATCCAGCAGGAAGCGACTTACAATCTAACCTTAAAACATTAGGTCTTGATGACGGGCAGGTTATGTTATCTCCGCTCAAGTACCCTGCGGATAGAATGGCTATGTTGTATAATTCGGTAGACTGCACTATTAATATTTCAGACGCAGAGGGCTTCGGACTTACGACACTTGAATCAATGGCTTGCGGAACACCCATTCTCGTCAACGAGACAGGCGGTTTAAGCGAACAAATAAGAGATTCCGACAACGAACACGGAATTGGAATTAAGCCCGCCACACGGACGATTATCGGCTCACAGAACGTTCCTTATATTTATCAAGATAGAGTAAGCAAGGAAGATTTCATTTCTGGCTTGAAAAAATTATGTATTATGTCTCCCGAAGAGAGAACTCGTCTTGGACAGCTTGGTCACAACCACGTTATAAGAAATTATAACAGCAAAGACTTTTCCGATAGTTGGGAAAAGGCTCTAACAAACATTTATAAAACAAAAGGTTCTTGGAAGAATCGCAAACACCAGAACTGGGAGATTATTGAACTATGAGTAGAAAGATTTTAGTACGAGGACCAGCATTATCTCGTTCAGGTTATGGAGAGCATTGTCGATCTGTTTTGCGAGCACTACGTTCTGACGATAGAAATGAAGTATATCTTTTAAATGTAGGCTGGGGTCATTCTGGCTGGATATGTGAAGACACAGAGGAACGTGACTGGATTGATAAAACTATTATGAAGACAGCAACTGCTATTCAGAATGGTGAGCGTGAATTCGCAACTTCTATTCAAGTTCAGTTGCCTACCGAATGGCAGCCTATTTGTGAAAAGAACATTGGTGTTACTGCTGGTACTGAAACAGATAAAGCCTCTGAAGATTTTAACAAAGCTTGCGAATCGGTAGATAAGGTTATTGTCCCTTCGCAGCATTCTAAAAACGGGTTTGCCGAAACCTTGTTAGAAAAGATAGAGGTAATCAACTTTCCAGCAAGAAACCTTCGACAGAAGAAAGCGAACTTTGAGTTTTCAACTGATTTTAATTTCTTATCAGTTGCTCAATTGAGCCCAAGAAAGAATGTTGAGCAAACTATTCAAGCATTCGTTGAGGAGTTCCAAAACGAAGAAGTAGGTCTTGTATTAAAGCTCTCCGTGAAGAGTGGTAGCCACATCGACCGAGAATATGTAAAGGAAAGGTTAGAAACTTTATTAGCAACTCTTCCACAAGAGCGTAAATGTAAAATACACTTGCTTCACGGAACTCTATCTGATGAAGAAATGGTATCACTTTATAAAAATAAAAATATTTCTGCCTATGTTTCAACTTCACACGGAGAAGGTTACGGCTTGCCTGTATTTGAGGCAGCACAACACGGCGTTCCTGTTATAACCACAAACTGGGGAGGTATTAAAGACTTTTCAGCAGGTAAGATTGTTGAGTTGGAATATGAACTTAAGAATATCGAAGATTATCAAGTTTGGGAAGGTGTGTTGGAAAAAGAATCTTCTTGGGTATTTCCAAGTACCAGTTCTGTTCGCTCTCAAATGCGAGAGGTTTATAACAACCTTTCAAAATACAATAAGCAGGCAAAGAGTCTTCAGAATCATATAAAGGATAATTTTACTGAACAACAGATAAACTTATGCTATAATAATGTTATAGATAGTGTTCTAGAAACAACAACTGAAGGAGATAACACTAATGAAGTTAAGTGACCAAGCATTAGGAGCTATTATGATGGCTCTACAAAAGAGCCTATTGGAGCAGACCGATATTGTTCCTGTTTTAAAGTCAATGGATTTTACCAAGGACGAGGAAACCAAGCGTTGGGGGACCAAAGCAGGTGAACTTGTTGTAACCAACCCACCTACATTCCAACTAAACCAAAACGAGGGTGAAGACAATTAATGCCTTATTATTCTTACAAGTGTTCAAAGTGTGAAGTTATTTTTAGAGCATTTCACGGAATGAACGAAGAGCAGGAAGAATGTAAATTCTGTTTAAGTAAGGATAGTGAACTCACAAGAGTTTACGATAAAATAAACGTTAAAAAAACCACCCCGACAAAGACTTCTGCTGCTACAAGAGTAAAAGAGTTTATTAAAGACTCAAAAGAAGTTCTTGAACAGCAGAAGTCCGACACAAGAGTTGAGCATGATTGAGACTCTCATAATTTACCTATTATTCCCCCTTGCTATAATTTTCAATGCCGTCCTATTGTGGTATATTAGAAAATTATTGAACATTATCGAAGACAATTCTGTCGAACTAAAAGAAAGGTTCAACACCTTTCACGAGTTCCTTGATGAGACTTATAAGATGGATCTGTTCTTTGGCGAACCTCGTCTGAAAGAATTATTGTCTATCATTAAAGACTTTGACGAATGGGCATCCGAGTTCGAGGGAAGAATAATTACTGAAAAAGAAAATAATGACTGAAGAAAATACTCCAAGAAAACAAATCAAAAGAAAAAGACGCAAAAGAACAAAAAGACTTTACTTTACGCACGTTCACGAAGAAGCAATCATCGAATATTGCTCCACTAACGACAGGGCAAAGAGAGAAAGGCTTTACAGAGAACTCATCCAACCTGCGATGGGTGAGATGGTAGATAAGATTGTCTACACTTATAAGTTTACAACTCTTCCTAACATTGATGAGCTTCGTGAAGAGTGTAAAATTTGGCTTACAACTATCCTTGAAAAGTTTGATGTTTCAAAGGGTTCAAAAGCTTTTTCTTATTTTTCAGTCATTACTAAAAACTGGTTTATCCATAAGGTAAAGAGACATTCTATTCAGAGGAAGCGTGAAATTCAGTTTGACTCTCTTCCACGGTCTATTGAAGAAAGATATATGTCTACTTCAAATCCTTATGAAGATTCAATGGAGCAAAAACAATTCTGGCAGGCTCTTTGGAACGAGATCGATAAGTGGGGAGAGATGCCTATGAAACCCACCGAGGAAAAAGTTTATAAGGCTGTAAAGATCTTGCTTGAGCAGTCTGACGACATAGAAATTTTTAATAAGAAAGCTATTTACCTTTACTTGAGAGAGTTGACGGGACTTAACACAAAACAGGTCGTTAACAACTTAAATAAGTTGAGGTCAAAGTATCGCTCTTTCAAGTCTGACTGGAATGAGGGTAAAATAACCCACATAGAGGAAAGACAAGATGGCGAAAAAGAAGAATCAGAACCTTGAAGAATTTATCGGAGAGGCATTAGAAAACATTCGTTCAGACAGAGCGATAACTTCCCACCTACTAACAGAGCTAGTTCAGGAAATGAATAAACAAGGCTCTATCTCTACTATCCAACAATGCGGAATGATTGCTTCTAAATATGTAGAAACACTCCAAAGGTCAAACGAGCAAATAGTCAAACTTGCTGGACTTCTTCAAAAAAAGGAAGGAAAACAGGAAGGCTTATCCGCTTCTGAAAAAGATGAAATTTATGACCTCTTGAACTCCGAGGCATCGGACGACGATGGTTGATTACGGAGACTTCAACGGAGAGATAACGGTAAAGAAGAAAGATTCTCTTGACACCAAGACCACCACTTCTACTGAAGCTATAAAAAAAGTAGTAGTAAAGAATTATTCGGAATCTAGAATAAAACCTGGTCCATATATTGGTTATGTGTTACGTGTTGATGAACAGACTACTCCTTGGTATTCCTTTTTTACTGCAAAATGGACAGCAAAAGTTAGAGTTCCAGAATTGGATGCACACATACCAGAACCAAAAGATTATCCTGCACCAACCGATTCAAATGAAATAAAAAAGATAGATATGCACTTGACTTATCTTCCAAAAAATGAAAGTGTAAAGGACATGCCGAAGCCTGGCGCAAAAGTTCTCGTCGAACGAGATTCAAATGGTCAAAGTGGCATTATTATTGAAATTTTAGAAGAAGAAGGTTTAACACCAGAATCCCCTTCTGGTAAGGGTCCAAAATCCGCTCATAAAGGCGGCAAAGGTACAGGCGGCAAAGGTGCCAGAAGCAGATTTAAGCCAGGCAGAGCGAACAAGATGAATGAAGACGGTTTGACTGGATTTAGGGCATGGAACCGCCGAAATCCACCGACTGTTTTCGTAATTCACGAAACAGCGGGCGAAGGTAGAAAGATAGCAGAAAGCGTGATGAAGAATAAAAATGGCGGAGTTCATTATGGAGCAACTAAGGATGAGGGAATTATACAATGGGAAGATCCCCTCGTTGGTGTTAACCATTGTCGACTCTTTAATGGTATTGGAATCGGAGTAGAAATGGTCCATGGGGTTAATCACAAAAACTGTTATAAAGCCAGATGGCAATGCCCTTCTGGTAAATATACTTCACCGCCATTGGTTCAAGTAGAGACGCTTTATGCACTTGTGCATCATGTTTGTTCAACATATTCCATACCTCTCGTTTTCAGGCAGATTAAAAAGGGCGACCTTTATCACATGGGTTGTGCAGTAAATAAAGACGAGACTACAGGAATAGTCAGTCATGTTTCAGCGAACGGTGACCACGGAGACGGATCTTATCCTTGTTTCTATATGGCTCATAGGCTACGGGGATATAGTCCAGAAGAGGCTTATGAGATAACAGAAGAAAAAATAGCTAGAGCAAACCCACACTTATTTGGAAAGATAAAGATGTCACCACCCAAGGTCGGCGGAGATCCCACTCCTACACTACCTATGAATCTTAAAAAGCAATTACCGCTTACCTATGCAGAAAGAAAGAAATTTCCACATTACCCATAACAAGAGGAATATATTATGAATAAAAAAGCAGTAGATAAAAATAATATATCTGACGTAAAGAATTCTTCTACCTCTACTGGTAATTTAGAGTTCGATACTATAAGAAACGGAGTTTTTTGCTCTGAAATTGTAGAACCTATTCCTAAATTTGTGCAAGCAGATTGTGAAACAGTACATAAGGGTAAAAACAATAATTATATTGTGATGGGTCGAGACAGGTTTGGTTCTAGAAACAGCGGATATGGAGGAAAGGGAGATACTCAAGCATCTATGATTGATATAGTAGTCGGACGTATGGCTTCTTCTCCAAGTGACCAAGTTTTCGTAGACCCTGATTTCGAAACTGATTCTGCAAGAATTTATATAAGTCAAAAGGCAAACATCGATGAATACTTCGGTCTCGCCGAGGGCAGTGGTAATGCGAATACTAAATCTGCAATTGCACTTAAGGCAGACGCTCTGAGATTCGTATCCAGAGAGGGCGTTAAAATTGTTACAGGTATAGACGATAAAAACTCTCAAGGAGTTGACATATCTGCTGCTAAATTCGGAGTTGATATTATAGCGAACAACATCACCTCGGGCTTGCAGCCAATGGTGAAGGGCGATAATATGGTTGAAGCAATGAAGAGGTTAACCAAGCACGTAGCAAAATTAAACGGAATTGTTGAAGGTCTTTTGATAGAGCAAGATAAATTAAACAAAGAAATAAAAGACCACTGGCATATCTCCGCAGCAGCAGGTTTGCGGACATCAACCTCGCCAATCCTTGAATTAACTGCACCGATAACAATAAAAAGACATATGTCTAAGACTAAAGTTTCTCTTCGTACAAACAGGACTAATCTGGAAAACTTTGAAAAAAACTATTTATCCCAAGGCGGTAAAGGTTATATAAACAGCCGCTACAACAAGGTGAATTAATAAATGAGCATCTCAATTGACCAAACCCGCTTGCAAGATAATAAGGGTAAGCAAAAATATACAGAAAAGACTGGATACCAATATCCAAACGAAGTGCAAGAAAGTATTCAAGCCTTGGTAGAGGGTCACTTGAGCTTTGAAGAAGAAATGAGGCTTTCTTCACTTATTCCAAAAGCAGGTATCAATAACGGGGTAACTTATACACAGGAAGATATAGATGCTTATGTAGCCGCCCATCCCCAAAATGCCGCTCGTAAGAGTGACAGGGTGAGAATTGCAGAGATTCTTGATGCAGGTGGCTCTATGATAGAAGATGAAGAAGAAAGCGACCAAGAAGAAAAAACATCAAGAATAGAAAATAGAGTTCACGAAAGATATCCACAAATACCTACTATTGAAACTCACTATTGTAAAGTAGCCACCTCTGTATACACAGACCCGATAGTAGACGAGAAGTATGAATTCAGAACAGTATCTCCCAATACGGATAAAATTATTGTCATCGATTCCTATCTTGGTTCAGAAGGAAATTTCTCATATGCTATAACGGAAGGTACAGAGGATACTAGACCTTTTTATATAGAAAACGATAAAATTGAAAAGTTACCTGACCTCCGCACCAGACCTTTTGAAGAAACAACTCAACCAACGGGAGGAAATGTTCAAGATTGGCTCAACTACCCAGACATGGTACCACAAGAAGTTCCTCAAACTTCAGAAATTAGAATCTCGGTCGCATTGGATAGTGAAGTTATTTCTAGTCCAACGCAGAAGAGAAACTTATTAGAAAAGGCTTATAAAAAAGGCGTTTCTAAAATCCTAAAAGACAAGGGCAAGCGTCATGATTCAATTTATTTATCTCGTGTGTTTCAGGACACTTCTTTTTGGGATTTCCCTGCTCAAGCGGTAGAACTGCATCTTGATTCTAGAAGCGGCGCAAAAGTAAAAGCATTAGTAAAAGTAAAGAGCAGAAACATACCACCGCTAGAGGATAAAGAGCCAGAGTGGTCAACAAAGAATGATTATAAAATAGAGCAATTCAAGAGTCAAACTGACGACTTGAGAAAAAAGATTAAAAGTCTCGAAAGCAATATAAAGAAGCATGAAAGCCAGGGTGGTTCTGTTTCTACTTTTAGGTCGAGCTATGAAGCTAACAATGTGAAAATCTTTGTAAAAGCTTTAGAAAAATTGACAACTCAAAATGAGGAATATTCCAAGACTGGTAAGAGTTTTTATGAAGACAAGGGTATCATGACTTTATATTGGGATAGTGAATCTTATCTTGTCCGATGCACTTTTACAAAAAAGAGTGGCAAAGTATATAATTTCAAAAACAAATTTAATGAATTTGTAGCAGTCACAACCAGGCGAACTGGAATATTTATTAACTTTTTAGAAGCCATTACCAGTAACGACATGGAATTACCTTGGAAAGATTTCCTTAAGACATATGCAAAGTTTCAACCTGTAACCATCACACCGAAAACCCAAGAATCAAAAAAGCCAGGTCCAAAGCGTGAGGCTGAAGGACCAAAGGTTAAGACATTAGAACAACTTCGTGAAGAGAATAATTTTTATTCAAATGCAGAGAGAAAAGAAGAAATCGCAAAGAGCAGAGCGAAGCAATCGGATTTTGCAGGTGTTCCAATCCTTTCGCCTATGGTTCCTTTTGCCACTAGAACTGCTGATATCGTAAGTAAAGACGCCGAAGAGCTATATGATCACTTTATTAACAAAGTTGATATCACAAAAATGGCTCTTGACGCAGCAAAATGTATGATACCAGATATACCACTTGGCTCTCTTAAATCTATGAAGAGAGATTACGAGATCTTGGAGAAAGAATTCGAACGACTTAAAAAAGAAAACGAAGAGGGTAAGTTATTAGATTTTTTTAAACCAGATAACCTTCCAACCGATGATATATCGGAAGCCTTTTTCGACACCTTGCGAAATGTATTAGAAGATACTTTGACCCAGGCTATAACTTCTATTATAGGTAACTTGCTTGGAACGTTCTTTGATAGCTGTGGTAAGAGAGATAAATCACAGGCAGGTCCGAACCCACCAGCAATGGATGGCTTACTTTCAGACCTACAAGATATGATGCAAGACTTATTTGATTCTGGTTTTGTAGATCCCGATATGTTCAGAGATCTTATGAATGACTTATCAAACCTTCTTTCTTTAAAAGAATTGTGTGATCTATTGAGAGGTCAGCCTGACCAAGAGACTCTTGATATTGTAAAAAATCTACTGGCAACTTCTTATTGTGAATTAGGTCTTGATACAGACGAAGAAATAATAAACTTTTTTATAGCAGTTTCTGGCTCAATGGATTTAAGTATTTGTGATGAGTTGGGTGCCATAATAGACTCACTTCCAGAAGACTTTATTTGTCCACCAGATTCTTCAGTAAGAGAGGGCTTGTTACGTGGCAAGGGCATGACCGCAGAGGAGATACAAGACCAGTTAGATAGAGAAAGGGCTAGAAACAGGGCTGCGGCGGAACAATTGCTCGGAGATTCTTTGGCTAATGATAAGGGTCTGAATATTTTCTGTGCCAAGGACGAAGATGGCAATACTATTCCTGGTGTAGTGCCTTTTATGGATGACCAATTCGCCTATACCTTTGAGACTACCTTGGGAGCACTTTTTAAAAGCACTTACAATTCATTTACAGAAGAAGGTATGAGATTTGCACAAAACCTTTTTGCAGAAGTGGAAGAAAAGGAAAAGAGATACTACAAGATATCATTCCCTTCATTTGCTGATGTTACACACCCTGAAAACAAAAGACCAGGTGATGCACTAGAGTTCGACGTCTTGGTTACAAAAAGAAGACCTGTTCCACATCTTGTAGAATTTTACAATAACCCCTCGTTTGGAACATCTGATGCGAAGTCGTTAGAAATAAATATACCGACGCAACTAGGCAATAGTACAGATAGGGCAATGGAAATGCTACAGAACCAGCAGGACACAAACAATACTGCTGCACTACAAGAATTGACGGATATATTAAGTACGATTAAATCGTCTCAAAGCAACGCTACATCCAAGATTACTATAACTGAACTTGATTATTGTGAAATACAGGAAAAGACAAGAAAACCAGAACCTATATTAGAACCAGAAGAGGAAAAGGTAGATGTCTATGAAACAGATGGACTCCAATCCAATGATTGCGGAGATAATACGAAACCAGTGGTAAAAGTAGAAGAAGTATCGGTCTCAAACCCTCCTCAACGACCTACTGCGGACATTGCTTTTAATATAGAGATTTCAGGAGATTGCGAGAGTCAAAACATTATCGGAAGTTCTGTAAAGATTGGTGATAAGGAATACATTGGTCAAAGAGAAATTACATCAGATATAGTATCTTTTATGGAAGAAAACATAGGTTCAGAAAGTCCCAAAAATGCAGAGACCTGCATTAGGGCAATCTATAATAAGTCTTTTGAACTGGGGGACTTCACTGCCGAAGAGAAGGGGAGGAGGCGAGGTCTTTTTGACAATTATTCACAAGCCGTCTCCAGAGAAGTAAGAGAAAAAATTTATAAAATCTTGATGAAGAGATTAGAAGTCTCAACATATGTGTCTTCTCCTCAAATAATTGGCGAGGGTACTTCTACTCCATATGAAAGGTATCCCTTGGAGTTTATAAACTTAGGACCAACATCTACACCTGAGTGCGACCCCCATCTTCTTAAGTTATCACAACTTATTGAAGAAGTAAAAGACGGAATGCAAGAAGCGATGTGTCTTGACATGGATAGTGAAGATGATGGTTCCAAACTTTCCCCTTTGGAATCTGCAATGATGAAGGCTTGTATAAAAGCGACTTTCCGACATTATATTATAGAAACTCTGGCAACTGGCATTCTTACCACGACAACATTTGTAGGTCGTTCTAGTCAAATATCAGACCTTAAATGTTCTTACATCATCGCCAAGATGCGTGATAGTCTCAACCAATATTCCAAATCTCCCAAGGCAGAAAAGTGTACTTCTCCTGACCCGTTTTCTGGAAATATGCCGACATACCTTGAGGACTTTTTGGAGCAAATGGAATCTTCTTACGGAGAAGAAAACGACGGAAATGACTCTCTAATGAGAAAGATAATTAAGGAAGAATATGGAATTATTTCAGAAGGCTTGTTAGACGCATTATTGATAGAGGATGATAACAATCCATCAATGCTCTTCTCGGAAGGAGAGGTTCCTATTTTGACCCACGCTCGCAACGCCCGCTTACATCCTTACACCCTGGGATATGTAGATTACAAAAACCATCAAGGGGATTTCACAAACCCTCTCATTTACTTCAGAAAAGATGGAAAAGACTTTTTATCGTTAGTTTTAGACAAAGGTACGATATCGGATAATTTGGAAGAAGCTTATGGTATATATACAATGCCAGGTGGCTCACATAAATGTATCATACCTCTCGCAGAGGAGTTCTCTTTCGATAGAGCTTCTGTCACCAAGGCGATGCTTATGACATTTTTCTCTATAGAGGATTACACCTCTGTTCTTTCTATTCACGAGATGGAAACTGTATCTAGGATGGATAGTACGATAGCCTCTTTCGGAGAGACCAGGGATAATTTATTCTCTCTATTTTATGCAATAACCCCAGAGAAGGATGACTGGAAGAAACAGAATCCAGCCCTATCTTCAGTAGGAGGGTCTAGTGGTTTAACCAAACTATTCGACTTTAACAATAATGTTTACGACACTCCTTGTACTAATTTTTCTTATAACTTCGGTAACAATGAATTATGCTGGGGTAGTCCGTTCAAGGGTATGGGTGGCTTCTTTGCACTTTCTTTGAGAATGGCAAGAGATGCGGCTTTATTAGAATTTAAGAAATATGTAGAGAGAAACGACCCAGCAGTCAAGCTTGCTTCTAGGTTGTCTTTTCTTTCAAAACTAGCTTGTGTAAATATACCTACATCAGCGATTGCAGCGGCAATAAATGCTTACAATCCGCTTCTTACTCCCTTGACAGCTATGGCAACGAATTACCATGCCCTCGGTCTGGGCGTGTTTTTGCCAAGCTCTACGCTAAACTCAGACTCTGACGAAGGTTTTGAAGCAAGAGAGCAATTAAGGCGTGCAGGTCTCAAATTACCTTCTTATTGCGGCGAATCCTTTGATGAAATAGATGAAGTCCGACAAGAAGAGCAAGCCCGACAAGAAGAGCAAGCGCAACAGCAAACCCGACTAGAAGAACAACAACAGGAAATTCTTGAATCTTTGTCAGAAGAACAAAGGCAATATTATAATAGTATCACAGGAATGTCAAAAGAAGACTTGAGTACACAAATCTTTCGACTCGAAGACGAGCTTTCTAGCACAAGGGCATCTTTGAGAGAGTTTACCGACAATCGCTCAAATTATACGGTTGTTGGTAAAAGAGACTTCGATAACGGAGGCAGAAGCCCAGAAAGACTACTCCCCACTCCTGCTGTACAGTGGTCCACGTTGAAAGTCGAAGAGGACAGGATTAAGATGAATCTTAATATCTCCCGAATAAGATACGACGAGCTTTAATCGTTTATAGAGGATAAAAAAACATAAACTCTATTTATAGATGAGGAAAATGAAATGTCTAAAGGCTTATCACCAAAATTACCACTTACAAAAGACCCACAAGATGGATATGTTCTTAATAAAGATTATATCGATCTCGTAAAGCAGAATCTCAAAATGTTGTTATTGACGGCACCTGGAGAGAGAATTATGGAGCCCGAGTTTGGCATTGGATTGAGAAATTACTTGTTCGAAAATAACACAAACTCCACTTATTCCGAAATAGAAACAAGGATTAGAGAACAGGTAGAATTTTATATGCCGTTTGTAGAAGTACAACAGGTCAACTTCAGTTCACCCCAAGGTGATAACTCGCTTGGTATCAATATGGACTTCCGTATTATCCCATTCGACCTTTTTACTTCACTGGAAATAGAGATTGAGACTAATTAGGTTATAGCGGAGAGCGATTATAATGAGTAAAAAGCGAGCAGTATCAATAAAATACACAAGTCGTGAATTTGATACGATTAAATCAGATCTGATAGAGTATATAAAGAGATATTATCCCAATACTTATAGAGACTTCAATGAAGCTTCATTTGGCTCTCTTGTAATTGATACAGTTGCCTACGTAGGCGATATCTTATCATTTTATATAGATTATCAAGCCAACGAGACTTTTGTAGAGACTGCGACAGAATACGGTAACATTCTTAAACTAGGTCGGCAACTTGGCTATAAGTTCGGAGGCGCAGCATCTTCTTTCGGAACAGCGGCACTTTACGTAATGGTACCAGCATCAACAACAGGCATTGGACCAGATATGAGTTACGTACCAATTCTCAAGCAAGGCGCATCATTGGCGTCTACGACAGGTGCAGCTTTTCTACTAAACCAGGACGTACATTTTGGGAACTTAAACGCTACGACTAGAGTTGCAAGAGTGGATGAGGCGACTGGAAATCCAACTCACTATGCAATAAAGACATATGGTGAAATTATGTCGGGCGAATTAAGAGAAGAAATAGTCGAGGTAGGAAATTATAAGAGATTCAATAAAATAACTCTAGAGTCTTTGGACATATCGGAAATATTATCAGTAATTGATTCTGAAGGTAATGAATATTTTGAAGTCGATTATCTTAGCCAAAATGTTGTTTATAAGGGAATAACGAATAGAGCCCAGACGACCGCATCCGACGGATCTGTTTATAACGATGGAAATCAGGCATCTGAAATACTCAAGCCCCTCGTCGTGCCAAGAAGATTTACCAAAAACAGAAACGTTAGAACGACAGAATTAGTATTTGGAACCAGTTCAGATTCAGAAATACCTAATGATCTTATTACAGAGCCTCAAACAGCAATTTTGGATATTCACGGAAAGAACTATATTCAAGACACTTCATTCGACCCTACGAAATTAATTCAAAGCGATAAATTTGGAGTAGCTCCATCTAACACAACACTGACAATAACTTACAGAAAAAACACCATTCAAAATGTAAATCTGCAAACAGGTCAACTAACTTCAGCTTCTGACTATAAGATGGAATTCAATAACTATAATTTATTAAATGCAACAAAGGCAACAGAAGTTATAAATTCTCTGGAAGTTGACAATGAGCAGCCAATACTTGGAGATATTGATATTCCAGATACTGATGAACTTAGGCACAGGATAAGAGATACTTTCGCAACTCAAAACAGAGCGGTCACGCAGCAAGATTATGAATCTTTTGTTTACCAGATGCCGCCGAGGTTCGGGTCCATTAAAAGATGTCGAATCATGAGAGATAATGATTCTCTAAAAAGAAATTTAAATCTCTTGGTTATTTCAGAAGCTCAAAATGGTACGCTTACAAGTTCTAACGATGTGATGAAACAAAATGTGAAAACTTGGTTGCAGAAAAATAAAATGATAAACGACACTATTGATATTCTTGACGCAAGAGTTCTTAACCTGTCTATTGACTTTGTAGCAGTGTGTTCTCTTGGCAGAACCAAATATGAGGTCTTAGAAGCGGCATACACAAGGTTGCAAGAAAGATTTTCAAGACTTCCAGACATCGGCGAACCTTTCTTTATCACGGACGTATACAAAGAGTTGAGAAATGTTGAGGGTATTTTAGACGTGACAGATGTCAAGGTCACAAAGAAAAATGGCACTCACGGAGGCAGAGTATATTCAGACGTTTCGTTTAATTTAAATACGATGACCTCCGCCGATGGCAGATATATTGAAATGCCAAAGAACGTTATTTATGAAATCAAATTCCCAGAGTTTGATATCAAGGGAGTTATTGTATAATGTCTATTAAAAAGTTTTATGCCACAGCCGATACCACTATCACCAACGCATACAAAGAAAACTTATCAACTCGTGCAACCGATTCTAATATGGGTCTGTCTGATTCTCTGGAAGTATTTTTTATCCACGGACAAACTGCAAAAGCTAATCCTGACGCAGCCGACAAGTTAGAAGAAGCAAGAATACTTATAAAGTTTGATACAACAGCCATCACCACCTTTTACGGCGGAACTTCAGCACCAGCGGATACAAAGTTTATTCTAAAGCTTACAAATGCAGAGCACCCATTCACTCTTGCTAGAAACTACGACCTAAAGGTTTACCACCTCGGTGCAGCTTTCGTCGAGGGCAATGGATTGGATATGGAGTCTTACAAAGACATTGACGTCGCAAGTTGGACTAATTCAGCAACTGGTACAGTTTGGACAACCCCAGGAGCAAGCCCGACACCAGTCTTTACTGACGCCACGCCAATAGTAACCCAAGCCTTTGATACTGGAACCGAGAACCTTGAAGTAGATATTACAGCGTATATTGATGATATCTTCTCTGGTACAGTAGATAATGGTCTTCTTATTGCGATGTCTCCCACTTTGACTGATGGATCGCAACTAAACAACTTTTACACAAAGAAGTTCTTTTCTCGCTCATCAGAGTTCTTTTTCAAGCGACCAGTCATTGAGGCTAGAAGTTCTTCTAGAATTGCAGACGACCGAGGAAAATTCTACGCAAAGAGAAAAACAAATACACCTACACAAAATACTCAAAGAGTTTATCTTTATAATTCCTTTGAAGGGGTAAGGTCCAACCTTACTCCACCCGAAGGAGATGAGGAGTTGTATGTAAGGTTCTATACGGATAGTGCAAGAACAACCCAGGCAACATTAGATCCAGTAGCCCAGTTCATAGAAGCGACAAATGAGTCCACTGGTATTTACTATGTAGATGTTATTCTAGACGAATCTTCTGTGACTAAAATCTATGACCAGTGGTATTTCGCTGCTAACGGCAACACAGCAGTTGAGAGTAGAACTCTTGTTCATGAAGGTGAAATAAAAATTATCCAGAATGGTTCTAGCACTAACACAGGCGAGATTGATTACAGAATAGACATCACAAATATGAAACCTTCCTATTCAAGAGATGAGACGGCAAAATTCAGACTTTACACAAGAGCAAAAGATTGGAATCCTACTATTTATACAGTAGCAAGCAAAGAAGTGGAAAACCTAATTGTTGAGAAGGCTTATTACAAGATAATTCGCCTTGTAGATGACGAAACTGTTATCAAATACGGAATCGGAACATCAGGAACCAACAAAGAGCACACACTCATTTCTTACGACGCTTTGGGAAGCTACTTCGATTTCGATATGTCTCTTTTAGAAAAAGGATATATGTACGGAATCAAGGTAATGTTCTCCATTAACGGTGAGTTGAAAGAACAGCCAGAGATTTTCAAGTTTAGGGTGGACTAAATGAGTACGAAAGACCTTTTCAAAAAGGGAAACAAGGTTCTTACTAAAAGTCAAGAAGCAAAGATAAAATCAGATCTTGAATCAACAGAACTCGTAAGAGATGTAGTAAGAGCAAATAATAAGTTTCATTCTCACATTGATTATTCAAAACCAGAGAACTTTGCCTTCTATGGTTCCGCTCAAAAATATTATGAAGATTCTTTCAACAGAGTATACCAGACTTATCCATACGACGGCTCACTTTCTGAAAAAGAGAAGTGGTTATATGACTCATCCGAGCTAGACCTTTGGATTCTTGACAACGCTTACCCTAAAGCAGCAGGTCACGTAAAATTAGGAACAAACCAATCTATTGTTGTAAAGGGCGGTCCAAACAACCAGCCAGGCATCACAGAGGGCGAAAAAGAAGAACTCTCAAAGCAATATCCAGTAAAGCAGGGTAACTCAAATATTTGGGACACTTCCATTTATAGAAATTCTAACCTGTATATTGACGGAACCCTCGGGAACACTATTGAATTCTGGGCAAAACTAGAAGCTTCGGTTTCAGGAGATGTTTATCCAGTAGTTGTAGGAAATGAAAATGGGAACAGAATACAGGTTCAGTTTAACACTACCACTAATAAGGTTTCACTAGTTTATACCGACGACGCTGATGTTGGATTGAGTGGAGTTTCTGGTGAAACAACAATAACTGACTTGCTCGGAACTACTTGGGCTCACTATGCATTTTCATTTATTAATTCTGGTTCAAATATAAAAGCAGAGATTTATAAGAACGGAACTATTGTAGGCACAATAACCAGTGGTACAAACCTCGGTACGGTATCTCAAAAAACGACATATCTTTTAGCCAACGGCACCGCAGCATCAACCAACACGGTCAACGGTCTTTACCTTGACGAGTTTCGTTTCTGGAAAAGAGTTAGGACAGCAGAAGAGATAGGTCGCTACTGGCTGACCAACGTCAACGGCGGAACTAATACTGACGATAATAAGTATAATACAGAGAACAGAAAAGTAGACCTTGGTATCTATTACAAGTTTAATGAAGGTATCACAACTGATGCTGCAATCGATTCAACAGTTCTAGACTATTCTGGAAGAATTTCAAACGGAACAATAACAAATTATACCACCACAGCGAGAGCCACGACTTCAGCTTTTGACGAATCAGGTTTGTTCGAAGTAGCAGAAGAAAAAGACTTTATTATATATTCATCTCATCCCGATTTCATTTCTGCAAAAAAACTTTATATGGATACGGGTCTTGTTTATGATTACAATAATAACTCAAGCATTTATCATACGCTCCCAGCTTGGATTATTGAAGAAGATGAAGCTTCGGGCGAAAATACAAAAGAACTAACCCAGGTAATGAGTAGTTACTTTGATTCAGCCCAGGTGAAAATTAAAGAGCTTGTGAGTCTCAAGGATATTGAATATCACACGCTAGAGGAAAGGACAAATAAACCTTACTCTTTGATTAGAAGAACATTAGAATCAGCGGGAATGATTGTTCCAGACCTTTTCACAGAAGCAAGTGCCTTTGAGGAAATCCTTTCTCGTGGAGAGCAAGAGAAGTTTGAAGAAAAGCTTCAAGACGTAAAGAACACCATTTACCAAAACATCTATAACAACCTTTCTTATATTTATAAGTCAAAGGGAACTGAAAAGGCATTTAGAAACCTTATCCGATGTTTTGGTATTGACGACGAACTCCTGAAGGTTAATATGTACTCCGACGGAGCAGACTATCTGCTGGAGGACTCAAGAAGAACAACTGCTATAAAGAAAAAGTTTGTAGACTTCAACAATGCAGATAGAGACCAAGGTCTTGTTTATACAAAGGAAGACCCGTCTAACGCAAGTTCCAATTCTTATATCAGAGGTGTTGGATATGATAGGCAGCCCAATCTCTCATTCACGTTTGAAACAGAAGTTATTTTTCCAAAAAGAATATCATCAGACCATCCAGGGTACGATGTCCCGACCAATCTTGAAGAGCATATTGCCTACTTGGGTGAATACACCACTTCATATTCCGCTAATGATTTATTTGATCTCAAAGCGGTAAAAGAAGGTTCTGACGCTACATCCGAGAACGTAAAGTTCGTTCTTACGATGGACGGACAAACATTAGAAACTCAATTTTTCAAGTCAGTTTACGAAAACTCAAAGTGGAACCTAGCAGTTAGACTAGTTCCCAAGAAAAGTCTATCAGGCGTCGTTTCTGGGGGCTCTACGACCGATTATAGAGCAGAGTTATATTGTGTTAGAATGCTCGCAGACGTTGTAGAGGATGAAGAAACAGTTACAGCAGATGTTACGGAAGCAAGCGCAAGAGCTTTACTAGCAAAAGATAAATATGTATCCATTGGTGCCTTGCGTAGCTCTGGAGACCCAGAGCACACCCCAGCCGAAACAGATACACTGGATAATGATACAAGGGTAAAAATCTCTTCTACCTTATTCTGGTATGATAATGTTACGAACGAGGAAATAAGAGCGCACGCTTCTGACGCTTCAAACTTTGGTCGCCTTCATCCAAGCGAAGAAGCTTATAGCCACGATGCAGAGTTTGCAACGATACAAGTTCCCAAGAGGGACACACTTGCAATGCACTGGGACTTTTCCGAGGTCTCAACAACAGACGGAAGTGGAGAATTTATTGTAAATGACCTTTCACAGGGTAATACGATAACTGAATCTGATGTTAATCAAAAATCAATTCAGTTCCTCGCTGACGGAGATACGATAGACATCGCAGACTCCGATGACCTCTCGTTTACAGATGGTGCAGGCACAGACAGACCATTTTCTATATCCGCTTGGGTAAAGGTCGGCAACATCGCAACAGATTCAGGTGTTATCATATCTAGAAGAGACAGAGATGGCACAGCGCCTCAACTCGGTGAGTGGTTAGTAGAGCACGTAAACGGGAAATTAAAGGTTTATTTATATGCTGACAAAGACTATAATGCAGCAGAAATCACAGCATTCTCAACTACAAACAGACTCTATTTTAATTCCTCTGTTGCAAACCTAACTTCTAATAATTGGCATTTTATAACAGCTACATATGACGGAAGTGAGAGTGTTTCAGGTCTTAAAGTTTATAAAGATGGCACAGAGATTACCACAGGCAAGACCGTGACGAATACTAAATATTCTGGCATGCCCAACTACAATATCGTTACAACCATCGGCGGCACAGATACTCCAACTGGGAACACGTTTGATGATTACATCGCCGACACCGCAGTATTTAATAAGGCTCTGTCATCAGCCGAGGTCACGGAAATATACAACGGCGGAAAAGTCAAAGACTTGTCGAAGGCTTCTGTATATGGCGATATTATATCTTGGTGGAAAATGGGAGATGACCTTGATACAACGGGTGCTAACGGAATAAAAGACTATGTGGGTTCAAATAACGGTACCCTTCAAGGTACGGCAGTAGTTGTTTCAGAAACTCCGTTATCGGACGTAGAGTATTCTGGCACTTACGGTTGGTTCACAAACCTAGTAGGGCGTCAAGTAACTGGTAGAGGCAAACACTTCACAAATGACGATAAACAAATTGTCAATAGAGAATACGTTCACTCTGCGAAGCACAGACCACCAGAAGTAATAAATTCAGAAGACCTTATTGAGATCCGCTCACAGGACGATTTAACTTTTACAAAAGATGCTCAAATAACAACTCACTTTTTTGCAGCAGAAAAGAGTATGTATCAAGTCATATCCGACGATATGATAAATCTGTTCGCTACTATCGTTGAGTTCAATGACCTTATCGGTCAACCAGTCAATAGATACAGAATGGAGTATAAGACTCTTGAAAAATTCAGAGCACGATATTTTGAAAAAGTCAATAATGTCCCAAGTTTAGAAAAGTACATAGAGCTTTATAAGTGGATAGACTCTTCTATTGGGCTTATGATACAAGAGCTTATTCCAGTATCAAGCAACTTTTCAGCAGACTTAAGGAATATGGTTGAGTCTCACGTTCTTGAGCGTAACAAATACTGGACCAAATTTCCAACATTAGAGATGCCAGGCGAACCTCCAATGGGTGTTATGCGAGGTATCAACGAACTTACTTATAGTTGGAAGGACGGCACTCCTACTTTTGCATCAGCTTTTATTAATTTCACAAGCTCAACAGCTTCTGACTATGATAATAAATTCATTACTCTGATAGATTCTAATTCAACTACAAGGAATTTTGTATTTGATGATGACAATACTTATACTACTGGTCAAGTCATTTTTGGAAACAACATAGCGGTCCAAGTAAATGGAATGTCAAGTACAACAGCAATAGCGGCAGAGTTTGTATCAGCGATCACTGCAACTACATCTCTCGCTATCTCAGCTATCTCTGCTGATAACTCAGTCACCCTTGTGCAAGACAATGAAGGCGTACAGGGAAATACTACAATTACTATAGAATTTTCAGGACAGACTCCTGCTTACGATTCGGGAAGTTATAGTAGCTTTTCTGGAGGCAGGGACACTTTTCTTTGGAAGGACCAGCGAGTCAGTGCCTCCGACATTCCAACTGGTAACTCTGATGTCGATGATAATAGAGAGATACTTAGAAAAGTCGCCACAAGAACAACAGAAGGAATGGTTCAAGTCGTCGACCGAGGGGTCGCTCCTGCAAAGAATTTCGTAGAAGAAAGCAAGCCTGTCCTTAGGACACCAGCAGGCGCAACTTACGAGGGCAGAACTTTTGCCAATAGAGCCCTCTCCAAACCTTACAAGCTAAACCTAGATATAGCCAAGAGCGTCCACGGCGGAGTTAACTATTCTGCGAAGACGAAAGACCCAAATGCTTTTATCAGAGCAGCAACGAGAATAATCCCAGGTAACCCAGCCACTGTCGGCATCACACCAACTTTGGCAACAAATCCAGTAACTTATGAAGAGTGGAAGAAACTTTACACAGTGAAGAGGTCTGTAACAGTCACAATATCTGACACAGAACTTAATCTAACAAGTACCTTCGATGGTGATACTATCTATCCTTACTACGGATACAGAGACCGTGACGCAGGTATAGACACTACGGCAGTTATATCGGGACACCACAACGACTCTTATGGCGATGACGCAGAGATACCAATGCAGGGTCCATTCACGGAGACTTGGGTTGGTGGAAATCAACACAGGCATATACATTTTACAGAACAGACACCTGCGGACAGACCAGAGTTTTACCTAGATGATTCTGGCATTTTGAAGCACCCACAAGAGGTTGATTCTAATAATCCAGCAGCAAGATATACAAGAGACGAGGTAGCCAAACGCCCTGTCAACATTAGAAATATAAAGACGAACACGACAACCAACTCTCCTTTGGGCAATTATACAAGAGACTATGAAGTAGTTCAGACATCTGGCAGAACCCAAAACAATAGTTTCATAACTAAGTTAAGTCCAGAGAGACAACTAGGCGATTATGACCTTGAAGGATATGCGCTCTTTGAAAGCACCGACAAGATAGATGTAGCATCTGATTCCTCACTATCATTTACGAATCAAAATAACAATGACAATGACGACCCGTTTACAATTTCTATGTGGGTGAATTTTACCTCTCCCCTCGACGCCTTAAGTAGATTACTAGAGAAATCTACAGAATATCAACTGTCTTATTCATCCTCCTATGGTCTGACACTACAGTTGACTGGTGGATCATTTGCCTATGCTGATGCTAGTTTTTCACCTACTCCTGGTATATGGTATCATATAGCGGTAACATACAATGGGGATTGGAATGCTCTACCGTCATCTGCCGTCAAAATATATATAAATTCAGTAGAAAGTTCAGTCTCTGTAGGCACCTCTGGTGTCTACGACGAGATGCAGGCGATGGGAAATGTACTTCGTTTAGGTTATTCTTATGAAGGAAAAATGAGAAGTACTGCGATTTACGACAAGGTTCTATCACAGGGAGAAGTAACTGAAATATACAATCAGAATGATTTTGACTTAAGTATATTATCTTCCTATTCTAATATAATCTCTTGGTGGAAATTAGTTCACGATGCCCAAGACTCGGTTCTGACAAATCACGGCACCCCAACGGGCATTGAGTTCACATCAAGGTTTTTTGGATCGAAGATGAATCAATCTCCGTTCGTAGTGGGTAACGAACATAGTGGTACAGATCCAGCCGACGAATCAACTGCTATCATAGATTTTGTAGGCAGAAGGAAGCGAAGTGCAGGTTTCACTTTACCAGACAGAGGAAGGTCAGAGCACGTTATCGTAGAAAGGTTCTCTGCTCCTGGCGAGTCTCTTACAATGACAAGAGGTTACCTTGACGCAATCGCAGAAGAATTCAGCCCATATTCAGGAATAAACAATAGGAACTCGGATGTACGCTCGGCTTACGCAAAGAGGCTTTATACTCATAGTGGGTTCCACGAAGGGTCACAAGGTTATGAAAGTTCTAGCCCAGTCTTACCTTCCGTTCACAAGGTCAATAGAAATGCTTTCTTTAGACCATTAGACACAGGCTGTACGACAGACTATGATAACGCTTATGTAAGCCACCAGATACCAAGGTCAGATTTACAATACGCTTTTGTTACTGCGTCAATAGATTATGATAAATACAGAACAGGTGCTGCCGATTATATACACCCCCACCATCAGTGTGCTTCTGGCTCTATTCCAGTTATGTTTAGCGGATACTACGACGAGATTCACGTCCAAAAGGGCAACGAAGGTTATGATGCTCCATATGCTGACTTCCAAGGCGGAGGCTGGCGATTCATAAGAAATGTTGAAAAAGCAGCAGTTATGAATCAAAGAAGGACCAACACTTATTCTCAATTAGTTCCTGCTTCTGGCGTTGGGATCACAGAAAGAACCGTAACTTCTTATATTGAACCAGCAGTTGTCTGGAATAAACCAAATACTCACCATGTCTTAAATGAAAGATACGATACATTTATTCGTGAAGAAAGTGGAGAACTAGAGTCTCCAGAGCGCATGGAAGTCAGGCGTCGCAGTATTGTTACAAATTCCAACCCTATAAGCTACTCTTATTCCAACAACTTGGAAATGTTCTCAAACGAAATGTTAACTCGTGCCGTCGATATTAATAAGACAGGTGGAGAGGGGTTTTCTGAGACTTTAATGGAAATCTTCAAGAAGGCAGAACTCCTCTTTTCTAGTTCAGTCGCAAGAGAGATTATCTTTCCAAAGCATAAAAACGTTGGTCTTGGAAAGACAAGAACACGAACAAAGTTCGATACTTATAAGTTCTTTTGGAAAGACAAAATGTTTGATAGAGTCAAGTGTTCTAACACAACAAAACTTGGGTATGAAATGACTCCTGAGTTTAAGAGATTGTTCAAGCAGAAGTTTTCAGTAGATGTTATGGATAGCTTTCACTTCCACCAGACAGACTCTACAGATAATGAGTATTACAAAGTTATTGGTGACTTGACTTATATGGGCGAAGCCAGGATGCGCCATATGATTACAAGAAAAGACTTGGACTTGACCGATTCTTCTCACCCATTGAATGGTACAAGTTCAACAGGCTCTTTCTTGGGTCTGGAAGGCATCTGCGAACCACAGGCAACTTCTAGCGATTTTGTACCTGTGTATTTTTCAAGCGAAATTACTAGAAACAAAACAGCACCGATTCCTTCACCGCAGCTTTACCATAACCCTTATAATGAGAATTATAAAGAATCAGAAGGTTGGATAAATAGAAAGCCTATTACTTCTGGTCAAAAAGCAAACTACAACGACTATGATTCCTTTTCAGAAGAAGTCAAACTTGCAGCACAAAACTATGGTCTTGTATCCGAGTTCAGAATATCAGAGCATATGGACAAGTACATTTTAGAGAACGGCGGTAATTTTAGAACAAAGAATTATGATTTCCTTACTCTTGACGGAGCAAGCCACGACGGAGAGTCCCATACTTTATCAAGCGGAACTTCTATAAAAGAAACTTCTACATTCTATTCTCTCAAAAAGGAAGATGACTCATTAGCCATCGCCGCTTATCCGACGTCTTCTACGGACACTGCACTCGTAAAGAACAACGCCGAAGGCTTCTTTGGATACAATCCGATCCACAGTCCTGCTGGTAGTAATTTTGATATCACAAACAGTGTAAACTCCGAAGTGGAGATATTTGCATCAGATGTTGAGAATTATATTTCTATTGAACCTTACCAGGATGGAATCAGCGCAGCAGGTAAGTTTAATCTTATTTCTTCGGTTCTCGATTACCTGGATATTACGCTGGATAACTTCTCTAACGACGAATCCACAACACCAGGTGCTACACCCCAGGGTCCCAACGCCTTGACTTTTACAGATCTTGTAGGTGGGATTTTACCAGACACTCCAGACCCAATTGCGATTTCCATCTGGGCTCAACCAGAAGAAACTTATACAAGTACTTCCAAATGTGTATGGAGTTTATTTGACACTGAAGGCGAAAACAGAGTTTGCCTATTTTCTCAATATTACTACTCTGATGGAGAATCTACAGGTTCAGACTACAGAAATCTTGGTTTAACCTTCGTTGTAACTGATAATACGGATAATGGACTCCCAGGGCAAACTGTAAACGACGACTCTACCGTTTACACTTTCTTTAAATCTGACGGCTCTGTGGCATTTTTAGAAAACGGGAAGATGAATAATATAATCTTGCAAGTAGTCCCACCAGAGACAGACAGTATTGCCAACCCTAATTTAAACTTTTTGATAAAAATGTGGCTCAACGGTGAGGAGCTTTATGGAGTTCATATTCGAGAATTAGAGGATGTAAATTGGTCAGGTAGGTCTACTATTAAGGGATATTCTCCTTGTCCAATCGGTCAGTGGAAGCATGGTGGGACTAAACCTTGGTTCGAAGATTACGATGCCTCTGAATTTACTGATAACCTACAACTTAGAAATATGGAACACGCATTTGTCGCAAGGCTAGGAATGGAGGCGTCTAGTAACAGATTCAGAGGTCTTCTTGACGAATTTACAATGTTTAGAGGCATTTTACCTTCATCATCTATTGCTGCAATATACAATAATGGCGTTCCAAACAACGTAAATGAACTTGTTGCAAATGGTCAAATTGTTGGAAATGGATTGTACGAGACCACAGAGATACAGACTACCTGGTCCCCATTTGGGTCTGTTTCTATACCAGTGCCTGCGACCGTAGATAACGACGAATTCGACGTCTCTAGTGATACCTCTACGCCGAGAGCGATTCATGTGAAGGGGAGTGCGAATTCCCCCAATATCAACCTGGTAGATTTCGAATTAAATTATACCGTAGCAAAACAACAGTTGATAGAAGCAAGCCTTTCTGTTTGGCATAGAATCGGCGTTCCAAGTTACGACAAGGTTGTAACCCAAGGTCAGTGGGATGAGGAGTTCTTTAACTCTTATGTTCATACGGATGACATCAATTTTATTGAAGCTGCCGACGCAAAGCACGACGAACTTGGACTAGAAACTACAAAGAAGGTTAGATTAAAAGTAAATGCTATAAAGAAGCTTCTTCCTTATGAAGGGTTTTATCCGCAAGATAGAACAGTACAATTAGCAAACTTGTTCGTAGAAAAAGTCTCACCAGATATTCTTCACAACGAAAAGGTTTATAAAGACCAGGCAATTCAAGCAGCATTACAACACTTCTTTGCTCCTGGTATTCTCTACAACTCAATCAAGGCAGGCATCGCTTGTGACTGGGTAACATATACAAATGAGAGCGGAATGGAGCCAAGTTATTTTGGTCAAACAATTCAGGTTTTCGATACCAGCGGCAACCCTCAAACAAAATATTTAAAAGACGCTACTCCATACTGGTTTAGGCTTCACCGAGCAGATGTTGTAGATCCTTATACTTTAGGAAGTCTTGACCCCGCTAGGATTGGAGATACTATCCCCACAGGAGCAGATGTTGTTAGTCACCTTTACGGTCAGTTTCATCAACTGGATTTTGGTCAAAAACTCGACACTCTCGTTACTACTAATTCGCCAAATAAGCGACTCCCTTTTGAATCTTTATTAAACCCCGTTGAATATTTGCTTGATGGGACTAACAACGAGAGATACAAGCCAGACCCGTCAGTAGAGATTTATGTAGAGAAAAAGAGTAATCAACATTTTTTGATGAATTCATCTTATTATAACTCATTCTTCGAGACAATCCCCTCGACTGGCAATTATGACGAATATTGCTACCCTTACTTCGAATTAAGTGGAGATTCCGCAGGAAAGAAAGACTTTAGATATGAACTAGCAATGAACAACTTCTTGTCAGAAACCGTAAAATTCTTTATAAAAGAAGAGCAACTATCTTCATTTAGTTCAAGACCAGAAAACGAATTTTCAGCAATGACCTCGGGCTCTACTTATTACATGGATGTTGCTTTACGACAAAGTAAGGAGTCTTCAGTAGTTAGAAGCCCAGGCTCACTCGGCGGTCGATACTTTGGACCACCCAGCGGCTATGTCAACACAACTGAAGACTGGTTGTTTATCGACCCTAAATCTGGCTCGTTTGAAAAGATTGAAGACCCAGCATATGCTCCATATACTCCTCCTTATTTCTATGGAGAGTCAGTGGCGAGAATTGCATTCACAGCAACAGAAACTAAAAAATACACGCTGGACGAGATTTTAGAACAATCAACAGTTCAGTATGAAAATAAACAGGCTGCTAGTTTATTCCGAGGGAAGAATCTATCGAACACTTCGGATACTGGTGCTGGATCCACGCAAGACCCATTCGACGGAGATTTTGAAAACTCTGCTGCTTGGACGTCAAAGATGCCACTTGATTCGAGTATTAACTTATTTGGAAAGACAAAGATCAGCAGGCAAGAATTTGATGCTGATGGAAGCCCAACAGCCATAAGTTCAGCAAACAATACGGAACTTGATACTTGGGTTATCTATACCAAATTCGAATGCCCTCTATTTGATTTCTCGGATTCCTCCAACGCTTCAGACGAAGGAACCTTGGATGCACTCGGGATCAACAAGGAGTCAAAGGAAACTTTGAGCAAGACAACTGACTCTGGTACTTATGATTACACATCCTCTTATTTGAACACTCAAAATACAGAAAGGTTCATAAAAGACAAAAGAACTGGTTCAGGCATTTGGGCAGGCTACGGCAAACAGCAAGACGGAAATGGAGTAACAATTTCTATAAGAGAAAGTTTTCCACAGGGCACTTCCGACTCAAAAAATTCACTTATTGAGGTTTGTGGTTTCACACCAGAGACCAAGCAAGTAGGACGAGTCGCTGACGAAAAAGAAATAACAGAAGCAGTTGTAATGATACCTTTCTTGGACAAGCCCATTCGAGCACTTGGCAGTCCTGCTACCGTACTGGTCGACGATAAGAACTTTATCAAGATTAATAAGTTAGAATATAGGGAGCAAGAGCGCAAACACAACATCAATGGTGTTATATATACAAACGAGGCAGGAGAAGAAATTCGACAAACTTCTATAACGAATATGATTGAAGGTATGAAAAAGTACAATGTTCCGCCACTTTACGACTTTGAAACCTTTGAGAACCAAGATCCATTTGTAATGTATTTCTTTGAATTCAAGCACACGCTTGATAGAGAAGATCTTTCTAACATTTGGCAGGGCGTGCAGCCAAAGATTGCGAAAAAAGCAATGCTTGACTCTGTTGAAATTGACCACGAAATCAACAAGCACGAGTTCTTTGGAAATATGGGAGAACTACCAGAGGGTATTCGCTGGATGACTTTCAAGGTAAAGAGAAAGGCGGAGAAAAGCTACTACAAGATGACCCAAGATTCAAGAGATGACAGCAGATTCAAATTTGATTTTGAGGTTGGCACGAAAGAACCTGAATACGGGTATAATTACCCATATGACTACTTCACAATGTTGGAGATGATTCAAGTAGAGGTTAACTCTGAAAAAGAGGTTGACCCTCGTCAACAATATGAGAGAACAGGGGACGAAGAATGACTTTCAAGAATCAAAAAGAAGAAGTAATGGAGATAGAACTTACTTCCTATGGAAAATACCTCCTGTCAAAGGGAAAGTTTAAACCAGCCCTGTACGCTTTTTTTGACGATGATATTATTTATGATTCAGAGTATGCAGGTGCGATTGAAGAACAAAATTATAGTCAAACGAGAATCCTAGAGCAAACTCCGAGACTTCGGGTTCAAACAACTTACACTAGTTTAGAGAGAGAGATTGAGAGACAAATAGAGGAGTCAAGGGCTGGTAAAAAGAAGTTAAAAGATTCTTTTCAGGCAACTAAAGAAAAGCATTATGCACTTTCCACCCCTCTTGGACGAAGCGCCCTGACTTCTGATAATGCACCCTCTTGGGATGTTACACTTCATGGAGCAAATTTTCAACAACAGTTAATTACAAGTTCAGGAGATGGAAAGCAGACACTTCAAATCCCACAAATGAACTTAGAAGACCTAGAATATAAGGTATCCGTCGTTGCAAATGATGGTGCCCACGACCATAACTCATCCGCAGTTACAGATGAGGGAACTTTTCAGAACAATACGGCAATAAGAATTGAACATAAAGACATAATACTGGAGATTGATGAATTACACACAGATTCTCTTTCAGAGAATTATGACATTGAATTCTTTGTTGTTGAGGAAGACGTAGATACAAATGAGGAGATTCTTTTGCCACTTCGCTTTCCTCGTGATACGGAAGATTCTATTGTCGATGGAATGTATAAAGACGAGATAGAAGATATTCAAGAAGAAGAGGTCAACGAGACTAGCATCCTCAATCACTTAAGAATTTATGTTGACAGTGAAATAGATGCCAGCGCCCTCTGTCGGCTTGGATATCAGACAGACTTTAGCAAGCGAGGTCACATCAAAGTCAATTGCGACGACTTCGTTGGCGATAGTGATATGGATAAGATTTATGACAACATTGATTCTATCCCACCATTTGGAGAAGATTGCTAATGGCTCAAACAGAAGCAGAAATATTAAACTCACTGGTACCAGTGGCGACTGTAGAAAACATCACCTTTGAAAGCAACAGGCTCTTTACCTATTCTAAAGGCATTGCAGTGAGAGTCGTTTATTCTATTTCGGATGTGGTTAACCAAGATGCCATCGGCACTTGGTTTAATCAACAGGAGTATGAAAAATACTTCCAAATTCGAACTCGTCTTGAGTACGACGGCGTTGTAGACCAGGATATAAATACCACCCCAGAGATACGGTATACAAACTTGGGCGAAATGATAGAGTCGCAAAATGACTCAAATATTTCTAAATTCACGTTTGAAAAGACATATTATATTGACAATCAACCCGAGTCGATGAACTTTTATGTGGTAACATCTTTTGATATATCCCAGATGGAGCAAGACTACGGCATTGACCTTTTCAATGCTGCCACACGAGATACTCAAAAGACTGAAAAGATTGAGATATACAAGAACGGACAACTTCAATATCCAATTCAAGACTTTAGAATAAGAGAAGAGATTAAAAAGTTTGAGTTCTTGGAACAACGAGCGGAGGACTTCAAGTTCCTTGAAGAACAGGTTCTTACGAAGAAAGAAAGGGATAGTTCCTTTACGACAGATTTTATTTCAGACCTGTGGATAACGAGAAACGCTCAAGGTGAAGCAAAATTCGTGTTTATCTTTGATATAGCTTCGTTCTTTGAGAAGAGAAGCGAGTATAAGGACATCTATAAGAGACTTACTTCAATAGAGAAATACAATTTGATAAATCAGATGCAAATACCCTCTTTAAAAATATTGAGGAAAAGAGTAGAAGTAGTTCAGGATATAAATGGCAGAACCGTTAAGGATTTCAAAGACGAGAGAACATTGGAAGAGATTGTAGAGACAACAAAGCTTTCAGGAGGTGCTGCCTTAACAAAGGTAATAACCGACACGGGCTCCATAATGCAGATAAACATAACAGGCGTCAGCGAGAGCCCCTTAGATGACAACAACCTTATGTTTGTTACAGGAACAGATTATGATATCGCAAACGTTACAGATGGGGTATACTCTTATGGTGTTTCAATCGAAATCATTGATACTACTCGCCAATTGCTTTTGAGAAAACTTAGTCGATTGAGCGAAAGCATCTCGGTTATGAAGAAAATTTTAGCAGGCTCAATACGACCAGAGTTTTATGATGCGAGAACAGACTTATATACCAGACCTCTGGAAGAAATTGTTTCTGACGCAGGCGAGATAAGAGAATTTAAATCCACAAAAGATAGAGCCCGAGACATTTATCGCACATTTATAGGGAGACCAAATGTAGGAGGCAAAGGCTTACAGCGCCTCGGGTTTTTGAGAGATGCTCAACTTATAGCCGACGAAACTCTACGAAAGATAGGCGACCTGTTAAGAATGGATAAAATAAAGTCTCCAAAAGAATTAGAAGTAATTATTGAGGTGATGGAATCTCTTCTTGCGAACGCCGCCTCATCTATAGGCGAATCAAACGATTATTACGAGGGAAGGTTGAGTCCATCGGTAACAGACGCAAGAATCACAGCAAAGAAATTCTACACATCACCAGAGAAATTGTTTGATTCAAATGTTCCAAAGCTGGAAGGCATTGAATATTTGTCAAATTTTAGCACAACGACTTCAGATGCTGCAAGAAGGGAAATAACTTCTTTATCCAGAGATGCTGGAGAAGTGGGGCTTCGTGTTATTAATGGGGCAGAATACACGGATAGGGTAAAACAGGAGATAAATAAATATTTCCCAGCGGGAACGACAGAAGTCTCTTTGCCTGTACTAGAAGGAGCACCAGGTTCAAATAACGTCTCACTCCTTGGTCCTGGTTCAGAATTCTTATCAATGTCAGCGTTTATGGATTCTGATAGAAATCTTTCTGTATTCACTGGGCTGGGAGACACTGCTGCCAGCGAAGCTATTATTAGAAACGATGTCTTGCTAAATGTAGAAGGACATTTCCCAGGCTCACCAGCCTATGTGCCATCAGGAAATAGACCAGAGGCTTCATATCTTTCTAGACGTGATGCTACACTTGAGCATATTTTTAAAACTAATACTTTATTAAATCAAGATATTGGTTCTACGGATTCTTCCGCAACAACAGCCAACTCTCCAGATAACTCTATTGAGCCAATTGAGGAACAGGCATCAGCCACTCTAGAAAAGCAAAGATCTTTTGAAAAATTTATATTTGACAAGGTTTCAAAAGAAGAGAGGCTTGAAGGAGAGATCCTAGATCTCTCAGGCTTGCCACCTTCGGATAGAAGAGCCACCGCAGAATCAGCACCCAACCAGGTTATCTCGCTAATGCAGGATGGTCCAGCATCGATGGAGTCAGTCTTCGTTGTGACACTTGAGTTTCTTACAAAGATTTCTTACCTCTCTGGATTCGACCCTGACGAGAATAGATTGAATGTAAGTTTGCCAAGGTGGGAAAATTTAACTTTGGATGTTTATAGCAACAATGCAGATAAAAATTTACTTTGTAAAATAAGCCCAAGCCATCTGCCCGCTTTGGGAATAAGAACTGCAAATTCTAGGACTCCTATCTACGACGCATTTTTTATTATAAAACCTGCCGCAGATTTTGAACTAGAGATGGGTTCACAATTCGCACGTAATCTCGCATCAGACGCAGCCGAGCAAGATGAAAGAGATCAAAATGCTTTACCATTTGCAAATTCGGTTGATTCAGTTAAGTCGGATCTTCGACGTCGCCTTGCGGAGAAATTTCGCATTCTGCAAGAAAAAAGAGAAGAACTCGAACAATTGAGAGCAGATATTCTTGAGGCGGAAGGAATCATAGCACAACTGGTGAACAATCCAGATAATTATAGCAGACCCGACTTGATATTCTTTGGTTCTGTACAATCCAGTGATATTCAACAATTTATGAAACCTGAGCCTAAATTTATCTATACGTACTGGGATAACACCCTTCACGAGTTTGAATCAGGAATGATTGATAGAAGAAGTTCTCTAATTCCCGAAGTCAGCCAATTAGAAGTTGAAGTAGACACTCTACGTGAACGACTTAGGAATCTAGAGGGGTCAAACATTGTCAGGCTTGACCTTAATTAGAAACACTATACACAGAGCCAGAAAACTTCATTCAACCTATTTATTGTAAAGAGAGAATAATTAAACTATGTCTGGAAACAAAGCAAATCAAAGTAAGAAGTCTGGTGATGAGTTATTTGTCGTATCGTCGTCCTACGCTTCTCTCGAAGATCCTACGGACAGTTATGACGCACACGAAGGAATTAACTCCTCGGACTTATTGCGTAAACAACTTGGTGCCTTTTGGATAAAGCCAGATGCTAGTAAGCAAAAGATGGTCGGAGGCGGACCTGTGGAGTCTGTAAGCGTACAGAGAACAGAGTCTTCTCCAGAATCAGATGTTATTACGCAACACATGAGTTTAGCTTTCAGGAATCCCGTTCCATACACGGGCTCTCCCGACCAAACCGTCAGCGATCGCCGAATTCAAGAGTTTATTGATTTCTTAAGCAACTCACAAGAGCACCTCGACCATGCTACAGTGATAAACATATATGAAGATGGCAATAACGAGGTTGAACAAGCAGCAGGAATAAAGAATCTCTATGCAGAAATAAAGTCAGACTATAATTTTTTAGAAGAGGGATATGAAAGTTTCATAGACTCTTACGAAGGCGCTATACGAGAAATAGACCTTCCAAACTATTACAACCTTCTTATCAGAGACATCAGAGAAGACACTGACCTGGACAGGCGTCGTGACAGAGCTTCAATAAGAAATCACGGCGGCAGAATAAAATTGGGACCACCGTCAGGACTAGACGGCAGAATAAGACCAATCAGCGATTATTTCACAAAATGGTCAGAAAGTTTTGAGGACTATAAAAGTGACCAAGCAGATTATGCCAAGAACACACGTATGAGAGAAGTCTCTTTTACAAAAAAAGAGACAAAAAGGTTGCAAGAATTGTACGAGTACAAGGATTCATTTCCTATGTTCAACACAATAGAGTTCAATGTAGAGGACGATGCACTTCTTGGCACCACTCTAGAAGAAACAAACTTCTCTTCACAAATCAGAAACTATCTAACTACAGACAATGTATCCGTATTTCGCACGGCAGAGGTTAGGACAAACCAGTCCGAAAGATTGGTCACTGATGATAGCGGTCAAGAAGGGTTTGAAGAAGGTGTTATCACCTCTACATCAGAAGCAGCATTCAGGGCATCTTGGAACGTTGATGATGTTATGGAGATGTTTGAACCATCTGACTCAAATGAGCTTACGTTCAATGACGATATCCTTCCAGGTTCAGATTATCGTGCTTTCTACAATTTAATGTCTATTATAATAAAGGGAAGAGTTGAAAAGATAAAAAAGCAAAGATTCAGGGACTATAAAGAAATTGTAGATGGTCAGACTTCATATAACGAAGTTCTCTTCTATAAGGTCGAAAAAATAGATGCAGAGAACAATTTGCTTCAGACTTTTCATTTCACCAATACCGATAAGCTCGAAGTCATAAAATTTGTAGACACGCAAGTGAAATATGACAAGAGATACAGATATAAGATCATCGCATCGATTCTTGTAATAGGGACGAAGTATAGATATGAAAATCCCACTCTCGTTGCTACATTTATGCAAAACGAAAGGGGTACAGAAACCCTCGTTTCTGGAATGAATTTCACAGTAGTATCCGAACCACATATCAAAATTATCAACGTTCCTGTATTCGAGAAATCTGTTATCATTTACGATAACCCACCTATAGCACCAGAAATACTGCCCATCTTTTTCAGAGGAGTCAATAACAAGATAAAGTTCTTCTTTAACTCTTCTGTTGGTAGATACATGGCAGAACCTATTGTCTTTACAGCTAGTGACGAAGAGTTGGTGAAGAAATATAAAATAGCACAGGACATCCCTCTTTCTCAAAAAGAAATAATGTTTGAGTCAGATGACCATATTCACGAGTTCACTCTTTACAAAATGGATAGAAAACCTACAAGTTATGAAGACTTCGAAGAAAATGGTACATCGCTGGATATGGCAACCGACGATGCATCTTCATATTCCCACATAGATAACGTAGCACCAAATAAAAAGTATTATTATTGTTTAAGGGCAAGGGATTATCATGGAAATCTATCACATCCAAGTGTTATATACGAAATTGAGATCGTTGACGATGCAGGTTCCATATATCCAATAAGTAAAATATGCGAATTTGAAGAACCGAAAAAGCAAAAATTAAGTAGGGGTGTTAAGAGGTTCATTCATATTCTACCAGCTTTCGAGAGCTTATTCGCAAATGAAGAGGCTATGGGCATAGAAGGTACGCCAGGACCACAGCCAGGTCAGACAGTGGTGCTAGGTGTACAAAAAGAATCCACCTGGGGTAAGAAATACAAAATGAGACTTACCTCTAAATCAACTGGCAAGAAAATTGACTTTAATTTCACGTTTACTACAAAACAAGAAACAGAAGTATCAGAGTAAACTAATTAATTTATGATTCAGGCGTTATTTCTATAATAAAACTAATTATAATGCGGAGGACAGAATAAAATGGCATTTTTAGATAATTCAGGCGACATCATTCTTGATGCAGTATTAACGGACACAGGCAGAAAAAGACTGGCACAAGGTGATGGCTCTTTCAAGATTGTAAAGTTCGCACTTGGCGACGACGAGATTGATTACGGTCTCTTTAATAAGAACGATTCAAGAGGTTCAGCTTACTATGATTTGGAGATTATGCAAACTCCAGTACTGGAAGCTTTTACAAATAACACTTCTTCCTTGAAGCATAAATTGATGTCAATGCCACAGACAAACTTACTTTATCTCCCAGTCATTAAAATAGACGATGTAACTTATCCTGCCGCCGCCTTTAGCTCGAACAGTCTTCTATTCAGCGAAATTTCGGAAAGCAGCGCAGGCAACGGCGTATATTTCTTACCAGCAGACGATGCTACTCGTGATGAACTGCTTAATGAAGATGCCAAAGTCAAAGGTGTCCTCGGCACCAACCCAGTGAGACACATTCAGGCGGTCCAAGGTCAGGATACGACAGAGATTTCTTTCACTAGAGATATCGGCAGCGAATTAAGAGAGACCCAATATATTGTCAGCGTTGACAACCGCCTCGCAAAAGTCGTGAACCCAAGGGATAACGATGTAGCAGCCTCCGTATCATATATAGACGACGACCAGGTTGCTACTTATTATTTTTCCCTCACGGACAGGGCATATGTAGAAAAGCTGGAGAAACCATCTACGAAAAATGTAGTCATCGACGGACCAGTAGGCTCAATGATTAAGTTTAACTTATTCCGTACAGAGGAGATAGAAAACAGCACATCACTGTTCAATGAATTGGGAGGCGGAACAGGTAGTGTAATGACCATTTCTAGTATCAACTACTTATACATTGATACAAACGTCAGAATAACTGGTGCCACCACTGGCAGCAGCATCGATATCCCTATTAGGGTTATGAAGAAAAATTAAAAGAGGATAACACAAAATGGCTTCAACATTTAAAACATTCGTAAGTGACGATATTGTTAATACAAGGACACTTCTTCACGAAGCGATTCCAATTACAGGCTCTATCGTTAATGGTGTGACTTATGACGAGACAACACCAGCGGCAACTAATATCAAAACTTACGGACACGGGATGTTTCAGTCCGTTTATGACTACCCATACCAGAGTTCTTCGGCAAATCATATCTTTGACATGACTTTCGGTCATGATGCCCTTATCACAACCCAGGGTACTTATGATAACAACATCGACGACCTAGTATCCAAGAGCACTGCAAATTTGATGCCAGGTTCTTCCGCTGATATAGATGAGAATGCACTCTTTTCAAAAAGAAAAAACATTTATGGTCAAATGGCACAGGTTCTTGTTGGTCACGATGTAAATGGTGAGATTAGAAAATTTGACATTGACGGTGACTTGACCGCTGGCGACAAATATAACGCACTTATTTTCTTTAACTTCTCTCGGCTCTTGGGCAAAGATGAGCTTAAAAAGGGAACATTTAGCTTGAAGCTAAATACTACGGCAGACGATGCTCTTGACACCGAGCACATTTTTATCACTGACGCAGGAGCAGAGTCTGACTATAGAACTAATTCCCCAGCAGGTGAATTCGCCGTGTTAAAGGCAACCTCTGGTTCAGCAGCCGATACCGCCAATGGAATCAATGCCGACCGAAATAATGCTAACTGTGGCTTAATCTTTTATCAAGCAGGTGTCGTTGCGATTACACCAGAAGTTTTCAACAAATTTGAGGGATACGCTGGAACACCTACATCAGCCGAACATGGAATCGGCTTTCTTTATACTTCTGACTGCGATATGAATACTTCAAGTGAAAAGATGTACACTGTTATGGCTACTCGCACAAACGATGAACTCTCTCTTGCAGTCAGAAAAAGAATTAAGAATATCTCATTCAGCAACACAACAGAATTGAACTCAACTATCTACTTCTGTCGTGTTGCTCACAACGACTTTAATTACAGTTCTAACCCAACTTACTTGGAGAACAGCAAGGTTCGTGTAAAGAATAAATCAACAGACGCTCCTGTTTCCTATATCACAACAGTAGGTCTCTATTCTGCACGTAACGAAATGCTCGCAGTTGCTAAATTGTCCGAGCCTCTTCGCAAGGATCCAACGAACGATATGACCCTTCGTGTTCGCCTTGACTACTAAAAGTTAGGAGGACTAAACGTGTCTTATTATAAGTTTGAACAGAACGACATATTCACAAACAGGATAAAGGCACACCCTCGCACTTATTTCCTTATCAATAATAATAAAATTTATTATAATAATGATGTAATGCCTTTTCGATCTGGCTCTACAACGGACACCATTCAGAACACGGAGCAGGGATATCTTAGTCTACACGAGATAAACATAAACAGAGACAACTCACCAGGTTCAGGCGACCTCGTATATCCTTTTGTTACAAAACAAGGTTCGTTGTCTAGCTTTAAGACAGTTTCAACAGAATCCTTTCAAAACTTTCAATATGGTGATAAGATATCTGGCTCTTACCCAATGTCTGCATCTATATCAACAGACCATTACACGACATCTGATAGAAACAGGATCACGGCACTTAAAAACACCTTCAATCACTACAAACCTTTAAGTAAACATTATTCGTTCAAAAACACAGAGTGGGACAAAGCAACTCAAGAAATGAAGCTTGTCTCCATTCCGTCTATCTTCTTCGGCTCTTCCATAAAGAAGGGAAGTATAAAGATGAACTTCTATGTATCGGGATCGTTGGTTGGAACATTAGAGGATAAGAAGAAAAACGGAGAACTCATTCAGACCTTACCAAATGA